GACGGGTTGTCGGGCGCAACGGGTGTAGACGGGTTGTCGGGCGCAACGGGTGTAGACGGGTTGTCGGGCGCAACGGGTGTAGACGGGTTGTCGGGCGCTACGGGTGTAGACGGGTTGTCAGGCGCAACGGGTGCGACAGGGTTGTCAGGCGCAACGGGTGTAGACGGGTTGTCAGGTGCTACTGGACCTAGTCTACCTATCAGCACCGGGACGGGTGTTTTAGGAAATTTCTTGTTTGCAAATGCAGACGATAGTATAGTTTTTGACAACCCTATTCTTACGTGGTGTGGTTCAACGATTTCAACGAACAATAATTCTATAAATCGCACATTCATAAGTCTGAGTACGTCTGGAAACTTGATTCTCGGAGACATTTCTGCAGGAAGATTCCCGAATGCAACCACAACGAACGCGATTGCGATAGGTGTGAATGCTGCAAATACTAGTCAGGGCACCCATGCGATCGCAATAGGATTTCAATCGGGTCGTATTCGTCAAAACAGCAATGCCGTCGCAATTGGAAGCAATGCTGGAGGCAACGCACAGGGAGGTAACGCGATTGCAATTGGAAACACTGCAGGTTCTAACACACAGGGAGGTAACGCGATTGCAATTGGGTCTGGCGCGGGACTGAGTAACCAATCGTCAAATTCGATAGCCATCGGGTATAGGGCGGGAGATTTTGGAGTGTGTCCGAATTCTATAGTGATTGGTTACGAAGCAGGGTTCAACAATTCGCTGGGCGGCGTGGGGCAACCTGACCGCATCGCCATCGGAACGACGGCGGGGTACTCGAACCAGTTGTCGGGCGCGATTGCGATCGGCAGGGCAGCAGGCAATGCGTCGCAAGGTATACAGTCCATCGCTATCGGATGGGGTGCTGCCACTAGCACTCAAGGCTGTAATGCGATTGCGATCGGTACTTTGGCAGGTCACACCAATCAAGGAGAAAACTCTATAATTTTGAATGCGACTGGAAGTAGTTTGAATGCAACCGCTTCTGGGTTCTATGTCAACCCAGTACGTCTAGCAACAACGCTCTCTTCGATGTACTACAATCCAACTACGAACGAAATCACCTACGGTTCTGGGGGCGGGGGAGGAGTTGGAGGAACAGGTGCCACGGGTGCAACAGGTCTGTCGGGTGCGACGGGCGTTGCGGGTGTGGACGGTCTGTCGGGTGCGACGGGCGTTGCGGGTGTGGACGGTCTGTCCGGTGCGACGGGCGCGACGGGTGAAACGGGTTCCACAGGCGTGACGGGTAGTACAGGTTCGACCGGGTTTACAGGTGCGACAGGGTTGACAGGCGCTACGGGTTCTACGGGACCGACGGGTCCTGTCGCAGGAACTGACGGTCAAATCATCTTCAATAACTCCGGGGAGGCAGGCGCAACTTCGAACATGACCTACAGTACGACCACTGCCATCACGACCTTCTCAGGCGCCGCAGTAACGAATAATCTCACGATCGGAGGGACGTTATCGAGCGCGATAACGAGTTTCAAAGACGCATATACATACTATGTTTCCGCAACGAACGGCAACGATACTACTGGAAACGGTTCTATACTCAAACCACTCCAGACGATTCAGCGAGCACTTACCGTTTTGGAAGCAAATAGAGCTGCTATATCATCACTCAATGAGGCGCAATCTATCATTTACCTATCTCCGGGCCATGCATACGCCGGGTTCACAGTCAGTGTTGGGTTCGTTACAATCATGGGACCGCAGTTTAACTCGAATCAGGCGCAACAGGTATGCCAGATACAAGGAACGATATCGCTCGGAATCTCCAGTGTACGTACGCCTAGCATGACTAGAGATAACAACCAAACTGTGCTTATGAATTTGGCAGTTGTAACTACAGGAAGCGGTGTTTGTATTACAAACAATTCCACGCAAGCGAACGGTCTTGTTATCAAAAACTGTAGATTGACGTCGGATGACGCAGTTATAAGTCAAACATCGACCGCTTCATCAAAATTCACTCTAGAAGATTCTATTATTAAACAATCGCTCAGTCAAACAACCAACGCAGCAGTTCTGGTGAGTGGAAACGCATGGGTTGGCATAAATAGATGTTTTTTCGAATGCTCTAATTTCGGTCCGACCCTTAGAATAGGCGGCAGCGTATGGGTGTCAAACTGCTGTAATACCATATTTACAAACAATCAACCTTTGGGGACTACTACGCCGCCAATTGTACAGATTGATTCTGCGCTATTTGCAAACTCCCAACTCTTTGTGTCGAATACCTTTGCGTATGGTAACGCTGTAATTAAAAGTGCCACAGCAGCGGGTATTGCGTTTTCAAACACTACCTTGAGTAACCCTACTGGATTTACCTCTATAAATCTTCAACTGTTTAATAACATCTTTGGTCTGCAAGGGACGGTAGACTCATCACACCATACCGTTAAGACATACAACCCGCGCAACACATTTCCGAATCAGACGTTGACGGTATATCGTTCTGGAAATAAGTCATTCCCGTCAGTACCTTCATTTTCAATTTTTTATACAAGTACAATCGATCCCAGTCTCACAGCGACCTCAAATGTCGTTTGGGATCTGCTGCCAGTCGGACCTAACGACCCTACTGCAACCTCCAACTGGGCGCAGTACTCTGCCAACACCAATGTGAATCTAAGTGCGTTTGCGATATCGAACGTCAGAACTTTTAACGGGGTGTTCATAAGTGGAAGCGGAGCTGGTGCATCGCTGGCGATTGGCATTTCTGCAGGCGCAACGGGTCAAGGGTCGAACGGAATTGCTATCGGAACGGGTGCTGGTCTTTCTGGTCAGCAAGTCAACAGCATCGCCATCGGCAACAATGCGGGTCTCTCGAACTTGTGCTCGAACTCGATCGCCATCGGTGTTTCGGCAGCAGCACTGCAAGTTGTTGGAAATACTCAACCTAACCGTATTGCGATCGGTACGAATGCAGGTGTGTCAAATCAAGCGACTTCGGCAATTGCGATTGGGTTCAATGCAGGCAACGTGTCTCAGGGCACGGCATCTATAGCGATCGGTGCGAGTGCCGCGGCGTTCAACCAGCAGTCCAACAGCATTGCCATCGGCAGCAACGCCGGTCTTTCGAACTTATGCCCGAACTCGATCGCCGTCGGTCTTTCGGCAGCAGCACTCCAGACTGGAAACCCCCAACCCGACCGCATCGCCATCGGTACTCTAGCAGGATACTCCAACCAACTTTCGGGCGCCATCGCTATGGGTTCTAATGCGGGCAACGTGTCGCAGGGTATTCAGGCGGTCGCCATCGGGTGGGGCGCAGGTGCAACAAACCAAGGCAATAACGCTATTGCCATCGGGACAAATGCCGCCGCCACAAACCAACCCTCGAACTCAATCGTGATTAACGCGTCCGGAAACACTGCTCTGAACGCCACATTTTCGGACGCGTTGTATGTAGCGCCCGTCCGCAGCAACACCGGCATCGCAAGCTATTCTCTCCTGGCATACTCGTCATCTTCTGAGGTTTTTGCGGTCAGTGCTGCACCCCCGGCAGCGTCGTACGGCAATGTCCTGCGGGTAGACGCATCCTATGGCAGCGACACGCTGGGGGCGGTCGGGACCTATCCGTTCTTGACCATCAGCAAGGCGCTCTCGGTCGCTACGGCGGGTCAACTCGTGCAAATCATGCCCGGTACGTACACTCAGGAGGCAGATCTCATGATACCTTCGAGTGTCGCGATTCGTGGGGCGGGAACGCAGAGTGTCATCATTCAGCGCCTGAACGCCACGACATCCGCAACGCTGTTTACGATGGGGTCCAACTGCCGCATTGAGGACGTGACGCTAACACTTACCTCGTCGACGGCAGTGACGGCGGGAGCAGTATACACGGCAGTATCAATGGTCGGAAGCAACATCCCATCTTCAAAACTGCGGACGATGGTTATGAATGTGACGAACAACAACCCAGGGGGCAGTTGCGCAGGTATCCTGGCAACGGGGACGATGGCAAACGCAAATGCAGTCACGAGCGCAGATACGATTCGCGGATCTACCATCAATGTGAACGCGTCGGGCCAGCAGAGCGGGTACGCAGAGTGCATTCGGTTAGAGGGTGCGGTTCGTGCGTCTGCGCGCGACACGAACCTGTTTGTAACGGGCACGAACTGCTCTGGATCGATGTTGATTGGTTGTGAGACTGTATCTGGGTACTCCTCGTATTTAGATCTCCGCGCGTCGATCGTTTCGGCGTCTGCTGATGTACTGACTGTATCGTATTCCACGGTGGCGGAAATCTCACAAACGGACCCAGCGAGTGAAATTGTTCTGAGTTACACGAGACTGCAGAATCTCGAAGCGAATGAGTATGGGTTCACGACCGCCCAGGTCCCGACCAACATCGTGTTCGGGTTCTTCAAGGAAAAGGGTGGACCGTTCACAGACGGCAACAACGCGAATTACTTTTTGCTACCAGGAACGACGGCAATGTCCACTGCAATTGAAGTCTCCGCGAATGCGGCGCCGTTCATAATCGAGCAAGACTGCCTGCTCCGCGGATTTTTCTTTAACGCAAACACAACCATTTCAAGCGGAACCGTAAAGGCGCAGATTTATCATAATAGTGTCATTGACACTAGTGAATATCTCATCGCGCGTCTTCAACTCGATCCTTGCTCTGGAAAGGTCGTGTCGAACAACACGTTTTCTTACAAATTTCACCAAGGCGACGCAATGTATGTGAATTTATCAATGGCATTAGGGGCTACAAATAGTCCAAACTTACGATCGTTCCAAATAAACGTTGGGTTGTTTTAGTCCCTTTTGGAATCCCATACTAGAGTAACGAATGATCCGAGACACGCGAACCACTGCTGACTTTCAGCACTTTACGTTCTCGGGTCACTCCCGCAAACTCGCGGGCAAATCCCTGTTGGAAAGCATCCAACTGGGACATGCCGATTATGCGTCCTACTGGAGTCTTGAGATGCTCTGCAGTGGCCTCGTCCACTCTCTGTGGTCCACCTTTTTCGAGGCAGCGTCACTCTACATCCACCGCTCCTGTCCCAACATGTTTCTCTACTTGACCACCCAGTACGAGCGCTTTGCAATTATCGAGTCCAACTTTTCCATTGCAACTATGGTGGAGATTCGGAATCGGGAGGACGCGCGCATGCTGGTGTGCGAGACTGCGACCGCCCTCGCCACTGCCAAGAAGCAGAAAGCAATAACTCTCCCGACCATCAAACCCGAGCACGATTTCCAGACGACGGTCATACGCGAAAACCTGCGGGCGACCTCGCAGAACGCGGCGCGCGCATACACAAAGACGGACGATCCCTACGAACTCGCCATGCCCTTTAATGAATTTTGCTTTGCGATTCAGACGAAGGACACCTCACGCGCGCTCTACTGGATGGCGTGGATTTTGAAGTACGCCTCGGTGCAAAAGAAGCAGTCGAAGCAGGCAGTGGCGTGCGGCGAGCGGTTTCTGGACCGCATCGAAAAAAAGTATGCACGAAACATCGTGTGGATGTTCTGGGAAGTGGTCATGTCAAAAGCAGAGACGCCGCACGTGGAAGCGCTCATGCGACTTTACTGCTTGCGATGGGACCCTTCTAACTCAAAGTCCAAACTGCCTCTGCTTCTGGATGCGGTGGTCTTCGTGACAGAGACCTTGGATCTGACGGAGCCGCCCAAGCGCAACGAAATGGAGATCGGTCTCATGCTGCAGCGCATTCCGCAGTGGATAGAGACGATCCAGAACACGAAGAACACTTTTTCTTCGAGGTCTTAAAGTAATAATGGCGAACATTGGAGACTCGCAAAAGGTTCAGATTTCGGCGTTCCAGGCCCTGCTCTTTTACATCCTTGCCAACCCCATCACCTTCCGAGTCGTCGACGGACTTATTACGAGTGTGACAGGACCCTATACGCCCCTGCGCGTCTACGAAAGCAACGCTCCGACGGGGTTCGGCCTTCTGCTGCACTCTGCCGTCTTCTTTGCAGTGACGCTGGGACTGATGTATCTATAATTTAAGTCAAACGCGTATGGTTATACAATGACTCGTCGCTTCCAGGTGACGCGCCTCGCGACCTACCCGTACGCCCTCCCAAAACCCATCGCACACTATAAGGCGCAGATGGTGTGGTCGGGAATTTTGCAAGTAAACACGACGGATCGTACGTGCCGCAAGTTTTCTCCGGAGTTTGATTTTACCACCCAAAACCGCGCACTCATCGTCATGGAAGAAATGCCGTTCCCGAACCAACTTTCACATGTCGATATGGTGCAAACCTCCAGTATAACCGTGTACAACAAGCACATGTGGGCGGAGAATGATCAACTGTTCATTGAACTCAAGTAGCTCGTAGCACTTGGGTCTGTAGTATCGACCCATTTGGGCATCCACATGTGCGGAATGACTTTCGCTGCGTGCGCATAGTCTCGGTCGAACAGTTCGCGGTAGTACGCCGCTTCGTCGGGGCGCTCATACCATCTATGAGTCGCGCCGTCCGTGTTCACGCCGTCGCTGAACGCTTCCTTGCGGCGCCACAGAACTTCGGGGGGAAGCATCTCGCATATATCGAAGGCCTCGCGCAAGATCGCCTTTTCTATGTTAGAACGAGAAGTGCGGAGTTCCACAGGTATCGACAGCCAGGTTTGCACGACCTGTTTGTCGAGGAACGGGGTGCGCGCTTCGAGACCGTGCGCCGCCATGCATCGCTCGGAGCGCAGGACATCAAACATGTGGATTTCAGAGAGAAGACGCAAGGTTTCGGCGTCAAAGTGGGCGTCGGTGGGCGCTTTTCGCATGTAGAGGTAACCTCCACCAATTTCGTCGCTGCCGTCGCCATTGAGAACCACCTTGCAGTCTGTGTGATCTTTAATGTATTTTCCCAGCAACCAGTTCCCGACGGATGCGCGCACGGTTGTCACGTCGTAGGACTCAATGTCGCGAATCACATGGGGAACTGCCTCTCGGAAATCTTCGGGAGCCACAACGATGTCAGTGTGCGTCGAACCGATATAGTCGGCAACCTTGCGCGCATACTTCAAATCGGGCGAACCGACCATCCCGATGCTGAATGTGCGAAGTTTTACTCCGCGGGGGCGGAGTTCGGACGCGGCGATTGCGGCAACCAGACTTGAATCGAGACCGCCGCTGAGAAGAGCAGCGACAGGGCGCTCGGTGTTTAGCACACGCTTCTGGACTGCACGAATGAGTGATTCCCGCAAGCAGTACAGAGATATGCGGGGATTTCTGAAGGCGTCGAGGGCTACGATGCTCGTCGTGTGAAACCTCTTGGCGTCGTGAAACGCTCCGTTGGTGCGGTAATAGACCGAATAGGTTCCCGGCGGAAAGGGGCGAATATTTGTGGCGCCTGCAGGAAATCCCTTGACTTCGGACGACCAGAAGTGCGACCCTTCGTATCTGGCGTGAAAGAGAGGACGAACGCCAAAGGGGTCGCGCGCGATGAATATAAAGTCGTGGGCGACGTAGATCATTGCAAACACTCCGTCAATCTCGCGGCAGGCATTGGCGAACCCGATTTTCTTGATGAGGTCAAGTAGTATTCCACAATCTCCGTCTCCCGACGCAGAGAGGTCGTATTTGTGGCGCAGTTCATTGTGATTGTAGATCTCGCCGTTGCACACGATCTTGCTACCATCTTCGTGTACAAATGGTTGTTCTCCGCCGTCGCCGAGACCGTTGATGGCGAGGCGAGCGAACCCGAGAGACACGCCGTAATAGGACTTGAAAGTGCAGTATTCGGGACCTCTGTTTCGTAGGGCCTCGATGCAGTCTGGAAAAGATTCAGACTGAGAACCGAGGCAGCACCATATTCCACACATCCCGACGATGTATTGTGTGTTTAAAGTGGATCCTAGTAAACCTCATAATCACATAATATGATCGAGAACCTGCTGTATACTGCGCTGGCAACTCTAGTTGTCATCATTGTCTTGCACATTGGCGTCTTCTGGGTGTCTCGTGTGATCCAACCTCCGAAACCGCGCGTGGTCTACATGCCGCAGCCTCAGTACAACACACTACCTCCGCCGCCGCCAGTCGTGCAATCCGTCCAGCAAACGCCGCAAGCCCCTGCGCTCGCGCCTGCGCCAGAAATCAAACTGCCGACCTACGACACCCCGCCTGTGAACACGAAACCTGCGCCCCCACCGTCGCTGCCGCCGCCGATCGAGACGCGCGATCCTGCACGGTCTTAAGCGTAACATGTATTGTTAAATAAATAATGAAACGACTACAGACTCTTTACGGATGGGATCCTTCAGCGCGCATGACCCGACAAGCAACGAAACCGATTCGCGGGAGCGCCGTAAAAGTTCCGCAGGGGTCGGGTATACCCGGATGGCTCTGCCTGACGCGGGATCCCGCAAGTTCGGCGCCCGTGGCGTTATGGGTTCCTCGGCGCGTGGATCCCAAACCACAGGTTTTTCGAATCGTCATGGATGAGCGCTGTTTCGAGGACAGCATTTTGCGCGTCGAGTACACTTCCACACATCTGTACATTGCAGATGTGTGGATGTGGAACGGTATAAAGATGTTCAACAGAACCTCCTTTGCGTGGAGACAGACCTACTTGCGGGACATGCTTCCAGTGATGTATACATCGTGTCCGGGGTTTGAGTCGCGTGCAGTCGAGTTGAGAAGTGAGGGGATGGCAGATATACGCGGCTACGAGTATTATACGGATCGCATCGGGGAAACGGGGTTGTTCAAGGAAGAGACTCCTCCTCCGCCAGCTGTAAAAGAAGAAACTACAACATATCAGATAACGACTACAGATGTTCCGGACGTCTACAAACTCGAAGGAGACCTGGGGTACCTCCGCGTTCGGACCCTGGAATTGTCGCGCGCTCTGCGAACAATGGGCGCGTCCTTTCGTCTGAAGTGCGTTAAGAACCCGGAAGACGATGGTACATGGACGCCCGTACTGTAGAATAGAATATTGCGGCAATACAAATGAACGGAACATGCAGCGGAGGGAGTAGATACAAAAGTAAGCGGGGCGGTCGCCAGAGTCGCAAGCACCGCGGAGGATCGTACGGGTTCGGAGGGTCGATTCTTGGAGACGCAGGCGGTACGAACGCGGGTGCGGCAGAGTGGAAGTCTCAGGGCGGGGAGTGCGGGGGAGGGGCGGAAGTTGCGAATCGCGGAGGAAACAATACGTTGGCAGGTGGACGCCGGCGCAGGCGTAATAAGAAGAACGGGCGCAAGACTCGCCGCCGTCACCGCGGTGGAAAGCTTGCACTCGTTCAACCTCGGGCGGGGTACACTTTTGACGGATCAGGCGCTGGAGGTATCGCGGACGCCGTTCCCGTCGGCGGAAAATCTGTTCCCGTTTAATAAGGAAGGATGAAGGTAGATACGGTCGTAGCAGCAACCATGCTTTTAATTGCAGTCGTGTTTCTTGTTCAACGGAACGTCGGGTACCTCGCTGTTTGGCTGCTGCTCATTACGATCGTGATTGGGTACGGCGTTCGCATGCCCCTGACGGCAGCAGTTACGATCGGCGTAGGAACGGTTGCTGCCGTAATTTACATTTCGGGCGAAACCCTCAAAGAAAAGTACGAGAACCCCTCAAAGAAGGATAAGAAGAAACGCGAGGACGACGACGAGCCATCGCCGAACGACTCTGAGTCTAAGGAGCACCATTTGGATGCAGGAACCACCATCCTCCACGCGTTCCAGAAACTGAATCCGGACCAGGTTCTGCAGATGCGCGACGATACTAAAGAACTCATGGAGACCCAGAAGCAACTCATGGAAACTCTGTCGTCACTGGGTCCGCAGGTCAAGCAGGGCGCCGAACTCGTCGACAGTTTCAAGTCGATGTTTTCGGGAAACCTACCGGAGGTTTTGAAGCAGTAGGCGCGCACCTGCTGCATAGCGAAAGAGGCGGTGGCGTGGATCCCTCGAGCGAATCGCATACTCTGTTCCCATTGCGTTCGTGACAATACGCCACCCCATGATCGTTGTTCCGAGATTGTAGTGCTCTACGACCTCGAACCAGCGCCGGATCGAGGTGACGACCACATTCAAGGTGTTGACGACATACAACACGAACGAAAATGTGGAGATATCGTAGGATCCGCCAAAGTAAATGTACCAGTGCGGAACGAGCATCCAGGTAATCCAAAAAAGAAAGTGGAGTATAGGTTGCAGCCAGAGCGATGCATGGAGTCCTGCATGTTCGAGGAAGTTTTTCGGTTGAACTCTGTTGTCTAGATCCAGATATTTCCAGACAACACTGCCGTGATTCGGATGATTTAGAACTTCATTCATCTTCGTCGTCTTTGATTACGATACCCTCGGAAGGAAAATCGGTTTCTTCAAACGTTTGTGGGTGGATATACACCCATCGCTGCGTTCCGGGGAACAGGTGCTGCAACAAGTCGAGAGTTATAGTGTTTCCCGGATACACATAGTCGTCCATCTCGCAGGTCTTATCCTGCAGGCTTTTTGCAGAATCGTAGCACCCAATAAAGAACCACGGCGGCGGAGGGTAGGGCGGCGCAAACCCAATGGGGTGGCGGTTGTTGTGCGACTGGGCGGATGCGGGGTACACGACGCGCTTGGTTCTGCCGTTCGAATACTCCAGAGTTTGGATATCAAACACTTTTCCGTACGACCAATGTGAGTCCGGGAGTTTCGGAACATGCTGCTCTTGCTTCTTCTTTCGGGCGCAGGGAGCGCACAACCACACCCATGCCCGCAATCCGTAATAGACTACTTGGTTCATTATGGATTTGAACGAAACGTCCGTTTAAAGGGAATTCAAGATCGTGCGATCAATCTCAAGACCCATGGCGATAGAGGTCGCGAGCGCCGTCATGACGAAGGGCGTGGCGATAAACACCCACGAAACTATGCCGAGGTTCAGGCGGCACAGCAGGTCGAGGACAAACACCGTAGCGAATCCAAAGACCGCCTTGACTCCGAATGTGACCCATGCCATATCTGCAGCGTCAAGGCCCAGTTGGATGGCAACGTAGAGTGCATACAACAACGCAGGGGGGCAGAGGTTCTCGATGAATTTCATTTTCGATGTTTATGTATAGTCTATAAAAAATGAGCGCACAAGTTGTTTCCATGACAGGTGTGTCGGAGGAGATCGCAAAAAAGGCCCTAGAGGAGAACGGCAACGATGTCATTGCAGCAATCGACTCTCTATCAAAACCCCCTGTAATTTCCGGAACGCGCTACATTCCTCCTGCTCCTAAAATCGACGATGGTCTCACGGACGAAGTGCGGGAAAATCTCAAGAAGGCGAGGCAGTTTTCCGACATACTTAGCGCTTCACCGCAAAACGACCTCCGCGGAAAGGTTGTCTCGCCCCAACCATCTGCTGGTGAAGACTCTGCGAAGGCGTTGCTGACGCAGACCCCGAAGATGTTCGTGGATCGCCGCTAGATGAGTTGACAGTAATCTTGGGGGCGTAGTGAATACTGTACTCCACCATCTTGCGCTCCATATCCCGCGCGTCTTCGAAAATGTTCATGGCGTAGGTTTGGTCGTACGCTTGCTTCGAATAGCGGGCATACTCTTCAGGATCGTCTAGCGCTTCAATAGCAGTCGTCCAATCTTCGAACGAACCGTATGCACATGCCATCTGACTCTCACCAATCCACTCCTGCATTCCCTCTGTGCTCCCGGACGGGCGCGCATACGGACTCGCGCGATCCATGGGTTTCGAATACAGCACTGGGATTCCATTGTACATTGCCTCAAACGATACGCGCCCCCAACTCTCGTAGAGGGACGGCGCGACAAGAATACGCGTCTTGGCGAGCACGACGCGAATATCGTCCTGAATATCCATCCATTCAATATTGGGGATGTTTTCAGGAACTTTGATGATGTTGTAGTAGGGCCGTACTGCCAGAAACTTGCGCTCTGGGTACTTTTTCGCCAACTCCAGAAAGAGGGGAAGTCCCTTCAGTGCATTCGCATTAATCATGGTTATGCAATCTCCTGTCGGAAGAGTATCTCTCGCATGCATCTTGATTTCGTGTTCAAGCATGACGGGTCGGATACTTTCAATCGTTTTGAAAAAAGACGGATTTGTAATCATTTTCTCGGCGTGTTCCTTAATATGATTCGAAATGATCCAAATAAACTCGGCCCATTCGTATTTCACGGGACTGTTGATATACTCTAGATTTTCCCCGAAATGCATGTGAACGATGAGGGGTTTTCGAAACTGTCCGTTGAGTTTGCGAACGATGGGGAGAAACGGGTAGTGAGGGGTGCACCAGATGTTTGCTGTAAAGAGTTCGCGTTCTGCATTGGTGTAGTATGTCCAGTTGAAACCGCGATAATTTCCTTTGACGGGAAAGTGTCCACGCTTGACGGTGATAAAGTGGACGGTGTGTCCGTAGGACTGCAGGATTTTTGCAAGAGCAATGTCGTGGAAGAACGCACCACATGGATCTGGCATGTATTGTGCGAAGAAAGCGACCTTCATTGTAGTTAGTTCTGAACGGAATTCTTGTAAAGGAGACGCGTGGGGTCTCCGCCGCGCGCCCAGGACTGCACAAAGTTATTGACGTCCTTCATCTCTGCTTGGACGCTCGGTAGTTGCGGGTCGTACTGGTTGGCAAAGAACTTGTCGGTGACCGTGGAGCACTCTTTGGGGGTGCGGACGGGCACGCTCTGAATAAGTTGACTCTCGGTATCCTTGTTCGCCGCCGAGGGTCCGCCGCCCAGATTGGGCGTCGTCGCCCAGGGACGCGCAAAGGTCTGCTGGTGGCCCTTGACGCGCTGGGTTCCTGCGTCTCCGAGCATGAGGCGCGAATACAGATCCGTGTCGCACCCACCTGCTGCCGTGTTGCCGTAGTTGCCCGTATAGTTCATGGTGACAAACTGCGACGCCCAGGACGCTTTGGGTTCAAAGTCCTGGCACCCCCCAGAGGGTTGCGCAGTGTTCATGTAGTAACTCTGCTGTGCGGCATTGTCCCGGAAATCGTACTCGGCATGCTGGGTATCGTTCTTCGGTCGCGTCGGGGCGTAGAACCACGACGTGGGGTTGACGGTTTGTGGTTCCATGCTCGTCATTCTCTCTCTTATTCCTCCGTCTACAAATTGTTCTTCTCGTCTAGTCGAAAACGGAAGCGCGTCCATTTTCAAAGTGTCTCTGGCATTGAAGATATACGAAGAAGAATAATATGCAGCCCTGCGATTGGATCGACCACGATGACTACTCTGGAAAGTACTGCATTGACATCTACGGGCGCAACGAGGACGAGGAGTGCATCCTGCTGCGGGTACAGGGGTACAAACCCTATCTGTATGTGGGGTACGACGCGGATCTGCAGAAGAAACTCGCGGGCGTCGTGAGCAGGTGCACTCTGACCGAGCAGCACAAGTATGACTGCTTCGAGGGGTTCAACGACTACAAGACGACCCATGTTTGGAAGGTCGAGGTGGATTCCATAAAAGACTACCGAAACCTGTCGAAGTTCGTCAAGGAAAAGTGCAAAAAAGTGTACGAGGCGAACCTGCCGCCGCTGCTGCGCTTCTACCACGACCACGAGATTCTGCCCGCCTCGCCGCTCTCCTACATTTCCTCCGGGAAACTCAAGCACGCAGAACTCAAGGCGTTCCTCGTCCATGTCACCAACATCAAGAGCGACCCGACGCGTGACATCCCTCTCAAAATTTCAGCATACGACATTGAGTGCATGTCCAAAAGCGGTCAGTTTCCGGTTCCGAAGAAAACATGGGACTTTGTGCTCTCGAAAATCCAGAAAGATCTCGAAGACGCGCCCGAGGACGAGACTTATGCGATGATCTTCCGCAAACGCCTTGAACTCGAAGGTCTCTCGAAACCCCTGAATGTGGAAGCGTTCGTGCGCGCCAACCACGTGGCGATCGAGACGGGAAACTGGGGGGTCGTGGAAGACGAACTGCGGCGGGCGTGCGGCGGCAACATCGGTGACCCCGTCATCCAGATCGGCGTTACCTTCCGCTGGTCGAACAACATGCTCAAGTCTGTCAAGCGCAAGGTGTTTGTCGTGGGAACTGTCGCAAAGTCCACCGACGACTGCGAGTACATTGGATTTCCGACGGAAGCAGATATGATCGAGGGGTTCGAAGCGTGTATTCGCGAAGAGAATCCGGACGTCATTTGCGGTTACAACACCTATGGTTTCGACGACTCGTTCTTGATGACGCGCGCGGTTCTGAACGGCGTGAAACTCAATTTGGCGCGCGGATCGGTCTGGAACCGCAACCCCGACGATCCCCTCGAACACAAGACCTTTGAACTCGCGAGCGGCAAGTACAATGTGCACTACATCCCCACCCCGGGACGCCTGACGATCGATCTTCTGCTCAATATGCGCCGCGAGCACAATCTCGATTCGTACACCCTCGACAATGTCGCCTCGAACTTTCTGCGCGACAAGGTCGTGAAGGTGGAGGGCGCTCTCATCCACACCAAGACGACGCGCGGTCTGTATGTAGGAAACTACATCAAGCTGGACCTCGTAGGAAACACGATGAACCCCTACAAGGACGGCAAGAAGTTCCGCGTCGTTGCCCTCACTGCGAAAACAATCACTCTGGACGAAGACATTGAAGCTCCGAAAGACTGCGCGATGGAGTGGTCGTTCACCAAAGACGACATTCACCCGCACGACCTCTTCCGCATGCACGAGGGAACTGCCGACGACCGCGCCACGATCGCCAAGTACTGCATCCAGGACTGCGACCTCGTTCTGACGCTCATGGCAAAGTTGGACACGCTCGTCAACGCCCGCGGCATGGCAGATGTGTGCTTCGTTCCCTTGCAATTTCTCTTCCTTCGCGGCCAAGGTATCAAGATCTTCTCGCGCGTGGCGTATGAAGCGTCCAAGCGCAACCAGATTCTGATTACACAGCAGTCCTACGACGGCGACACGGGATATGAGGGCGCGATCGTGATTTCTCCCAAGATAGGGATGTACCTCGACACGCCCATCGCCGTTCTGGATTTCAACAGTCTGTATCCGTCGTCCATGATTGGCGAGAACCTCTCGCCCGACACCTTTGTCTGCATGAAAACCTACAACAACGAGGGACGCCTGCTGTCCTACGAGGGACTCGCCCCTGAAAAAGTCAAGGGCATTCTTAACTGCCGCGAAGTGACCTACGATCTCAAAAATGACGACGGCAAGATTACGGGGAGGTGCACCTGCGTCTACGTCCAACCCACCGCGGACAATCCACTGTCGGTAGGTCTTATTCCGACGGCGCTCGAGATCATGCTCAAGAAGCGCAAAGAAGCGCGCAAGAAGATGGAAGATTCGACAATCGACGACGCGCAAAAGTCGGTGTACAACGGCCTGCAACTCGCCTATAAGGTCGTTGCGAACTCGATTTACGGCCAGATGGGGTCCAAGACGTCCGCGATCCGCAAGATCTGTGTGGCAGCGTGCACAACTGCGGTGGGTCGCCGTCAATTGCTGTTTGCGAAGGAAACCGTCGAGAAAGAATATGGCGCCGACGTAATTTATGGAGACACGGACAGTATATTTATTAAATTCCCCGGTAAATCACTCGTCGAATCTATAAAAGCAGCACAGGATTCTGCAAAACTTATTACGTCCCTCTGCCCGCACAAGGCGTTCGTGATTGGCTACGAGAAGACCTTCTACCCGTTCATCCTCTTCTGCCGCAAGCGCTATGTCGGCATGAAGTACGAGGAGGACCCTACGAAATGTAAGCGCGCAGAGATGGGGATTGTTCTGAAGCGGCGGGACAATGCGCCGATCGTCAAGGATGTGTTCGGGGGCGCTCTCGACATTCTGCTGCTGGAAAAGGATGTGGGGAAGGCAGTGGACTATGTCAAGACCATGCTGCTAAAAGTTGTGAGGGGCGATCTGCCCATCGAGAAGTTTGCGATCACGAAGCAACTGCGGGACGACTACAAGGCGATGAAAGAGGGGTACGACGGGCCCGCGACCGTGCCTGCACACAGGATTCTGGCGGACCGAATGGCTGCGCGCGATCCGGGCAACAAACCCAACGTCGGCGACCGCCTGAAGTTTGTGCACATCCAGGCGCCCGATAAGCGCCTTCAGTGCGACAAGATTGAGCATATCGCGTATGCTGCCGAAAAGAAGTTGCCGCTGGATACGTTGTTCTATGTGACCAACCAGATCCAGAACCCCGTCGCACAGTTGTTCGCGCTGTGCATTGAAGAGATTCCCGGATACCGGCGCCCGTCTGTCGGAAAGAAGAAGCAGTCGTACGAGCAGTTGTACGAAGAGTACATGGAAACGGTCGACGATCACGAGCAGGCGACCCTCAAGGTTTTGGCGCACAAAGAAAAGCAGCTTGACAACATGCTCTTCTTGGGCGCAGACTACATTCAAAACACGATCCGCAAGTCCAGAACAGGACCTATTGACGCCTTCTTCAAACCATCATCTGGCGGTGGGAAGAAGAAATGACGCCACAGTATAATAATATGAGCAAGGAACTCAGGATGTTGGCGTATAAAAACCGCGTTCTTGGACCTGCTGCACCTGCACCACATCCAGAAAATACTTCGCCATTCGCTCCTTTGAATCCTCACATGTCTGAATCTGAAAAGAGGCGATTGCAGTCTCAAATCAACACGGTTGTTTTTTCAACGTTCAGTGCCATCGGAGATCCCAAAACGCCCCCGCAGTTGAAAAAGAAGTACTGCAACAAACTCAGAGAGATGGGTATTCGACAGGATTCTTTGCACCCGTGGTGTAATTCTCAGGGCGGCGGGAAGAAGCGCTCGAAGAAAACGCTTAAAAAGGGTAGACGGCGAATGACCCGCAGAAAGTGAAAACGGATTTGTTATACAGTATAAATATGAAGTTAGGGCGCAGGATGGAAGCAACGACTACGACGACATACGCACGGATCCAAGATGAATATATCAAGAATTTGCAGGACAAGGGAGTGAAGCGGGTTACGGAGACATCGGCGTTCGGACAGGCGCTGTGCTGCTTGTACGAGAATATGGGGACGCCTGTGCACATTGACGCACTCAAAAAGTACGTAGGAGAGAAGGGTGTTGTCCTTAAGGGAGGTGGCGATTCGCTGCAGGCCCGCCACATTGCGTGCCAGCTAGGCTATAACATGCTGAAGGGCGACGAGATTCATCCCGTCACAAAGGTCAAGATCCCAAAGTCCCACTTTGCGCTTCTAGACCTCGAGAACCCGCACCCGTCGTTCCTGCCGAAAAAGCGCGAGGCGGCAGCAGATCTCACGGACGCAGCGTGGGACGAAATAAAGAAAAAATATGAGAATATGTGTGTCAACTGTGGGTCTCTGGAGGGCGCGCCGATGCGGTGGCAAAAGCACGCAACCACAGTGCTGCAGAAGGGGCACATGGACCCCCGCAAGGCGTTAGCATGCGATAATGTCATCCCCCAGTGCGCATTCTGTAACCAGCAGTACAGAGATAAGGCAGTGTTTGACGAGCGCGGATTTGTCCGCGAAATGCTCAAGTAGACAAAGCATCCTTAATCCGCGTCTCGGTGATCGCAATGTACTCCTTGTTAATGTCGAACCCTATATACTGTCTTTTTGTCTGAACGCAGGCAACTGCCGTCGTTCCGCTTCCCATGAACGGATCCAGAACGACCGCGCCCTCGCGAGTAAACAGTTTTACGAGATGCCCGATGAGATTCGTGGGTTTCACGGAGAGGTGGGTGTTGTATTCTCCTTTTTCCACCTTCGTGGGTTTTGCCACCAGAAAGACCTTGTCCATTGCTGCCTCGATGGTGTCCGACAGCATGATGTTCGAGGGAAAGTAGCCCTCTCCGACCTTTGTTTCGTCCGACGTGTTCATGAGACCTACACCGTGCTCCTTGAAATTGTCAATGTACCTTCCCTCGATAGGTTTCACGGCCAAGCATATGGGTTCGATCGCAGGTTTCAGTTGCGGAGTCTTCCAGTGCTTGCACAGCTCTTTGAGGTGCGTCTTTTCCTCTTCGCTCATCGTCTTGTCCTTGTCGATGAAGTGGTCCTGAGAAAACGCCTTCACCTGCGCCTGCGTGTACACCCACGCAATCATGTCGCGTATTTGAAACCCTGCATCTTCGACCGCGCACGCCATTGAGTGGTAGAGGCGCGGACTGCTGAAGGAGAGGAATGCCCCGCCTGGCTTCAGGATTCGAAACACTTCTGCAGACACTTTCGCGTAAAACTCCCGAAACTTCACGGACTGGTTTCGGTCAAACTTCATGCCCTTCGGCAAATTTCCCACGAGCGAAGAAGCGCCCTTGCTATCGAGACTCTCCTTGTTCCAGTCATCGCCAAGACCGTCAAGGAAGTACGGGGGGTCCGTACACACCATGTCGATCGACCGGTCTGGCATCGCCTTCATCTGCTCTATGCAGTCTCCCAGAGTTACCTTGTTCAGAAGACTCGCAATGTCTAGAACTGCTGCCGGTGCCGGTGCCTCCGGCGCAGGCGCGGACTTTTTACACGGAGTCTTGCGTTTCATGTGTGCCGTCAGCTGACTCTTCTGTTTGAAAACCTTTTCGCATACCGTACATGTTGGCATATTTATCTATCTAATCAGAGTATCAGTCTGTAAGAGTATCCGTTTTAACGAAATATCTTATTGCAGCGCCGTTTAAACAGATTTTGTTATTCTTTGTAATGGCAGCAGCAGGGTTGAACACGGACCAACTTCTTCAGGTTATTGGGGATATTGCCTACTCGCGTACGGTCTTTTGCCGTCGGGCGCTGACAAATCCTCAACTCGATACTTTGCTCTCAAACGAGGCGCGCATGATTCGTCTGCTGGAGCGCGACAGTTACAATAACATCATCACTTCGTTTATGAACGCCAATATTCCCATCAACATTACACACGGCGCGGGAGCGAACGCCTTCTGGGATCCGGTGACAGTATCCGCGTCTCCGGCGCAGCAGGCGGCGGCCACTGCGGACTTTACTCCGAATCCCGAATCTACAGAGATCTGCTGCATATGCCAGGACCGCCTTACCACGACGCCTGCGTGCAAACTGAATACGTGCCAGCACGCGCTTCATCGATCCTGCGCGACGCAGTGGTTTTCCATGTCGACACGCTGCCCCGTGTGCCGCGCCTCTATAGTTTAACTTTTCTGGCAATATCAGAGTCGGTCGTGTGGTAGGTCTTGCCCTTCAGCAGAAAGGAGTGGACGCGAGCATACCCCCACTGCTGCTGCGTCGCGCCCGGTCGGTGCCCCGTGCGCCACGCCGCCATTCCGCGGTTGTAGACTTCTTTAATATACTTTAGCGGCACGCCCGAGACTTTAGCCTTATCTTCGAGCGAATTAGCTCCTGGGAATTTGCGTTTCCACGCGGCAGTGTATCCAGACTTCCGCGTTCGAACCCCCTTGTCGGTCTTGAATCCTACGTACGCCTTCGGATTTTTCCAAGACATGGATCCGTACTTGCGTATTTCCTTGCGTCTCTGCGTTCGTTTGGACGAAGACAGACCGGAAAAGTACCTTGCCGGAGATTTCCGCGTCCTGTTCATTGTTAATTGCCTCTATTTGGTTTAAGTGTGGCACGAGTATTCGAGTAATGTCTGACGAAAAACTCGTGGCGGTCTGCACGCCCACCTACAACCGCAAGTTCTCGCTTGAGTTTTCGCTGGCGTGCTTGAAGCGCCAGACCTACAAGAACCTTCACTGGATCGTCATTGACAATTCTACCTCCGACGACAACTGCTGGTCCGACATTCAGAAGCGTGCACCCGAAGAAGGAATTAAACTGACCTACATCCGCATCTACGAGAAGCAGACGATCGGTCACCTCCGCAATGTGTGCCTCGACGAGTCCAAGAAACTGAATCCAGAATACATTGCCTTCTGGGACGATGACGACTACTACCCGCCGCAGCGCATTCAGGTCTCGGTCGAAGCGCTCGAAAAGAACCCCGAGCGTATCATTACTGGATGCGAGATCATGACGGTGTTTTTGACCATCGAAAATGTACTGATGGACGTGGGGCCGTACGGGACCAACCACGCGACGGCGGCGACCTACCTTTTCCGCGCGTCCGCAGCAGAGGGTCGGCGGTTTCTGGAGACGGCAAACAAGGCGGAGGAGGGAACATTCACGCGCGACTGGACGCTGCCCATGATCATGCTGCCCACCAAGGATATTCTGCTCGTGATTGGTCACGCGCAGAATACCGTGAATAAGAGCGAGATTTTGAAAGAACCGCGCAAGTTCGGGGCGCGGATTCACAACGCCGACAACGCAAAGAACCTCGTGCGGTTTCAGTGGATCAAAGACCCCACGATGTGGGAAATTCTGAGTAGAACATTTCTTGGTGCTTCATGAGGTCGGCGATGGGGTCGCCCGTCAAAGGCGTTTGCCGCAGAATGTCGGACACACCGTACTGTAGTCTATTCATTAGGCGACGGACGTCGTGCTGGCACTCCTTGACAATCACTTGGAAGTCGGCAAAATTGACATTGGAGTAGGACGATTTCAAATTCTCGTAGATATCCCGGGCGTTCAGGGGCATGCATCTATGAATCGCCACCGCGTCGGATGCGCGTCGAAAAATGACGGGGACTTCGTTGGCAGTGCACACAATAGGCACGACGCGCCGAGGATCCTTGATCCATTCAAGTATTTTGCGCTGGGCGTGCGGATCACTTCCGTCAATTTCGTCGAGGATCACGCATGTTTTGAGAGGTCTGTCGGCGCCGCGGACGAGGGATGTAAAGGTGACTCCCGCCATGCACGAACTTCGCAGATTCGCCACATCTTCGTGCGACCTCAGGGATCGAGAGGCGTTAATTTCAAGAGGTTCGTAGTCAAAGGTTCGTGCAGCAGTCAGCGCCAAAGTTGTTTTTCCGATTCCAGCAGACCCGGCAATGAGCACTGCTTTGCCGCGTGTGTTGGAGAGCAGGTACGATGCCAGCAATTCTTTCGCTTCCGTATGTCCTATAATTTCTGCGAATGTATGGGGTCTGAATGTTTCAGACAACATTATACGTCTACCGTTTTTAATCGCAAAGTCCCTTCCAGGTCGTCGAGCATCGTGCAGCAATGTCGCACTCGTTCCCTTTTTGGACTTCAGGATTGAAGGGCTCGCACGGCGTTTGGTAGAGAGGGTGGCACATCGCATCGTCCATGCGAAACACCCACTGATCGGGACATTGGTTGTGGCCGATTGTTTGATCCAGTATAACCCCCGGTTTCAACGAAAGGTAACCTACGGTGATTCCTATGAGAACACCGATTGTAACAAGAACGACGAAAAAGTCTTTCAAAAAAGGCTGCCATCCGTCGAAAAATTCGTAGGTTTTGACGCATGTCGCTTTTCCCGCCCAGGTGCTGATCGCAAGACCTCCACGGTCGACCGAGTTTATCGATTCAGGGACAGAGAATCCACTACCTTCCTTGATGTACGCCCAGATACATTGAAGGGTATTTGGCATTGTTTTCTATATCTATATACTTACAAGAGTATAATGAGCGTCCAGGCAGCACGCCACGTATGTGGAACCTACTACGAAACAACCCTGAATCCTATCGTGCAGCACCACATAGATTCGTTCAACGATTTGCTGGAGCGCCGCATTCCCGTGTTTCTTAGAGCGTCCAACCCCATCCAACTTGTCTTGGATGCAGAACGCGCCATCCGCATCTACATTGGCGGGCGCGACGGTACGAAAATCCTCTACCGCCCTCCCGTCGACGAACTCGAAAACGCCGTCACACCCAATATCTGCCGTGTCGAAAACAAGACCTACCTCCTCGCGTGTCTCGTCGACATTGATATTGAGTACCAGATCGACAAGGATACCATCGAACTCGTGCAGTTTGAAAAAGTTATGCTGGGACAGATTCCGCTGATGCTTCGCTCAAAGTACTGCCACCTGTCGGCACTGACGCCCGCTGAAGCGTTCGAGCAGGGCGAGGATTTGCACGAACTCGGCGGGTACTTTATCGTCGACGGCAGCGAGCGCATTCTGCTGTCGCAAGAGCGTCTTGGAAACAACCTCTATTACGCAGGTCGTCGCGCGATTCAGACCAGTGAAGAAGACGAACAGGTCGGAGGAAAGACGGAGGGCGCCGGTGAAAAGTACGAATACTATTCCGGTCTGCGTAGCGTTTCCGAAGACGGTACGCGCGGTCCGTACTCGCATTACCTCGTGATTCCTCCCCAACCCCGCGATATTTCATGGAAAGAGATTGAAATGAGAAATGAAGGAATGGCATTCGGAAAGGAACCGATCGACGATTACGGTTCCACCCGCATTCGAGGTGGAATTGTGATGACCCTGCCCGGATTCAAGATCCCGGTGCCCATAATGTCAGTCTTTGCTCTTTTGGGAGTAGAAAGCGACAAGGAGATCTACGACATCGTCTTTTGCGGCGTTCCTGATCGGTCGGTCTACGAGGACTTTTTCATTCAGATGATTCTCGGACACCAGAAGAATCTCGAGAAGGGCGAAGGCACGACAAATCTTGAACTCCTGCGCATCGCCACCAAGTCGCGGTCGAACGAAGAAGTCTTTTACAACCTGCAGGTGATGCTGTTCCCTCACATTTTTTCACCACCCGGCGAAACGACTGCAGACATGTACCGTCGCAAAGCCTATACTCTGGGATACATGCTGCGTCTCGGGATTGACAATGCCCTGGATCTGCGAGCGCAGACCGACCGCGACCACTTCCAGTTCAAGCGCTTCGATGTCTCGGGGGACCTGTGCTTCCAGGAGTTCCGGCGCATCTACAAGGAAACCGCAAACGCTATGAAACTCAAGATGGACACGCGCGTCCACTTCGAGGAGCGCGTATATTCCGGCAAGGGACTTGCGACCCTCGTGCAGCGCGAGAACGTTGGATCCTTCTGGCAATCCTACAACTTCGCCAACGAACTTTCAAAGTCCTTCAAGGGCAAGTGGGGTGGAAAGGACGGCATTTCGCAGATTCTGTCGCGCGTATCTCTCCTCGGAACTGTCTCGCAACTTCGGAGATCGTCGCTACAGATGGATCCCTCGGTAAAGGCGCTCGGTGCGCGCCGCCTGCACGGCAGTTCATTCGGTCTCACCTGCCCTTCCGATGTTCCCGACGGCCGCAATGTAGGCATGATCAAGCACTTTTCCTTGCTGACCCACGTATCCACGCAAACAGAGTCTGCACCCCTTCGCGAGATTCTCGCAAAGAGCGAGAATTTTAGAGCGATTTCAAACATCAATCCGTCCACGTGGACCGCCGCGCGGTGGACGCGCGTGCGCCTCAACGGCGACCATGTAGGTGTTCTCCTGAAGAACGCTCAGGATGTGTATGCAGCAGTGCTCGCCTACCGCCGCTCAGTTCCGAGGGCGCTGATATCGGTCGCATGGAATCGCACGGACAACGAACTCGTGATTTGGAGCGACGCGGGTCGTCCTTCGCGGCCACTCTACCGCCCTGCCGTCACGCCCGAACTAGTACTCGCAAAAAAGAATTGGAGAGAGATGATGTCTGAGTTATTCGACATGACGGACGCGGACGAGAGCGAGAGCGTGCGCGTGTCCATGACACCCTTTTCACCCACGATGCCCTCCGAAATCCACGGACTCTTTTTGCTGTCTCCCCTCTCTGCAGTCATCCCGTTTTCGGACCACAATCCGGCCACGCGCACAGCCTTCTCGTGCGCCCAGTGCCGCCAAGGCGCGTCGTGGTACCACTCAAACTTTAACAAGCGCTTTGATACCATTACGCTCATTCTCAACTCTCCGCAGCGCCCCATTTGCGAGACCTGGGTCTATTCGCACGTCTTGGGTAGGGGAGGATGCATGCCCTACGGCGAGAACGTGATTGTTGCGATTGCGACGTATACCGGCTACAACCAAGAAGACTCGGTCATTCTCAACGGGTCGGCAATGCGCCGCGGTCTCTTTCGCACTTCATACTTTCACTCGTACGTCGCCTCCGAAGAACTCGTGGACCCGACGATGGGAACGTACAAGGAATTTGCCAACCCCGTCGGGAAGGCAGACGTGAAACTCAAGACGGACAAGGACTATTCGAAACTCGATGAGAACGGCATTATTCGTATGGGCAGCGAGGTCGACGAAGATACGATTCTGGTCGGCATGGTCTCGGCAGGCAAGATTGATGCGTCCGTCGTACCGAAGCGAGGACAGCGCGGGATTGTTGACGGAATCCAAATGTATACCCTCGTAACCGCAACACGGTCTACGAGCGCCGAGAACGCCCCGGAACCGCGCGTTTTGCGGGGCGTGAAGGTCCGCATAACCGAGTCGCGCGAACCGATCCTAGGCGACAAGATGAGTTCGCGCCACGGTCAGAAGGGAACATGCGGTCTCATTATGCCAGAGTGCGACATGCCCTTCACTGCAAAAGGTCTGCGCCCCGACTTGATTCTGAACCCCCACGCCATGCCCTCGCGCATGACGACGGGTCAGATGTTTGAGTCAACGTCCGCGCGCGTGGGTCTCGCGCTAGGCACGCTCATTGACGCCACGCCCTTTTGCACGCGGTCGCAAGATGAGGATTACCGCCAGATGTTGCGCAAGATCGGACTGGAGGAGAACGGGTCGGAGATGTTTTACAACGGCATGACGGGCGAGATGATGGAGATGGAGATTTTTGTGGGTCCTACCTACTATCTCCGCAGCAAACTGATGGTGGAGGACAAGATCAATTATCGGGACACGGGCACACGAACTCTGCTGACGCACCAACCTCTCGGTGGACGATCGGTGGGCGGCGGCATGCGCATCGGCGAAATGGAGCGCGACGCCCTTATCGCGCACGGAGTTTCCTCGTTTATCGAAGAAAGTTTCATGAAGCGCGCAGACGAACACGAAGTCCTGTTTCAGTCGGCGTCGGGGTTGTTGGACTCTACGCAAAAGGATGAACAGGTAGATATTTTGCGCGCGCCGTACGCCATGTCCTTGTTTATCAAGGAAATGGAGTCGATGCATGTGCAACCCATTTTGAATGTTGTGAAGGAGTAAGATGCAAGACCCCTTCGGATTACGTAGCGCCAGAAGAAATCAGATGTATGGAGACATAGACGCATATGTGGCAGCAGGGGAGGAACGAAAAAAACTCGAGCAATCCTTAAAAGATCGGCAACGCGCTGTGATCGCATGGGCGGCACCTAGACGTGCAGCAGCAGCAGAACGGAAGCGGCGGGAAGAAACGGCAACAATTCGTGAGGTGGGTAAAGAAGAGCAAAGTCGTCCACGCAGCAACAGCGCGTACGGAGGACGGCGCAAAAGCGTGCGCCGGAACCGCCGCGTTCAGCGCCGTACTCGCCGTACTCGTCGCTGAGTCTTGTGTTTGCGGCGTCTTTTATTCCTCAGTGTCTTCCTCTTAGTGCGATAACCGCCTTCCAGAATACCTTGGGCCTTCAGTCTTGCCAAAATTGCTTGTTCTCGCCGCCTTGCTGCAGCGTCTCCAACCCATTCTTGTATTTCTTCGCGACTTGTATTCGCCCAACCCAAATTTCCTCCGCTATTTTCATGTATAAAACGCTCGATATCTTCACCGCTCGTAGAAAGCGCACCCCCGTAATAAATCAACACAAACAAAATGTGTTTTGCTTTATTGCGGTCTAATTGCTCTCCGTTGTCGTATGCCCGAGTAAACACGGTTTGCAAAGGATTAAACATATCTTCGCCGTCACCCGTTCCATGACCCTCTAGATTTCGTGCGTTTACATCTGAACCATTTTTTATAAGGAGTTTAACCATTGGAACATCTTGATTCCAGACCGCAAAGTTCAATAGAGTAACTCCTGACGATCCTATAAAATTCGAACTTGCTCCACTCCTGAGAAGTTCTGTCGCCGCTCCAATATTCCCATCTTGAACTGCGGTATCGAGATATTCGTGGATAGTCGCAGGACCTGCGTCTGAATCCAGACTCATTATATCGGTCGCACAATAAATATCGTCGCATTTAGGAATAGTGCGCTGATAATGGTAATGTTCGTAACAAAGCGCAACGGAGAACGCGAAAAGGTTTCGTTCGACAAGGTTCTCGCGCGCATCGAAAAACTCGCCGAGGGACTCGACCATGTAAACCCTACGGTCGTCGCGCAAAAGGTGTGCAGTCAAATTCAGGACGGCATTTCCACGAAGGAACTTGATGGGTTCGCGGCCGAGACCTGTGCAATGATGGTCGGGCGCGGTCACCCAAACTATGGACTGCTGGCAGCCCGCATCGCGATCGACAATCACCAGAAAAACACACCTTCGTCATTCTCCGAGTGTGTGTTTCGCCTTGGTCTTTCCGAGAAACTGATGGGAGTTGCGGTTGTGTCGTTCGCCCAAGAAATCGAGGAGATGATTGATTATTCCCGTGACTTTGCGTTCGACTACTTTGGGTTCAAGACGCTCGAAAAAGGCTATCTGCTACGCGACGATCACGGCGTTATTCTGGAGCGCCCTCAGCACATGTGGATGCGCGTCGCCATAGAAATTCACACGACGAGTTACGAGATCGAGCATTTCCGGGTCCTGGAGTGGGTTCCCGATCTTCCGAAGATTCGCGAGACCTACGACGCCCTGTCTCTCGGGTACTTTATCCACGCGACACCCACACTCTTCAATGCAGGAACGCAGCACGCGCAGTTGAGCAGTTGTTTCCTCGTGAACATGAAGGAGGATTCCATAACGGGCATCTACGAGACGCTCGGCGACTGCGCGCAGATCTCCAAGTGGGCGGGCGGTGTGGGTCTCTCCATTCACAACATCCGCGCGCGAAACTCCGAAATCCACGGCACGCGCGGCAAGGCGACGGGCATAGTGCCGATGCTGAAGGTGTACAACGATACGGCGCGCTACGTCAATCAGGGCGGAAAGCGCAATGGCAGTTTTGCGATTTACCTTGAACCTTGGCACGCAGACATCGAGGAGTTTTTGAAGATGAAACTAAATACGGGTGCGGAAGAGGATCGGGCCCGCGACCTGTTTTACGCACTGTGGATCCCTGATCTGTTCATGAAGCGTATGGAGGCGAACGAGAACTGGACGCTGATGTGCCCCGACGAGTGTCCGGGTCTGTCGGACTGCCATGGCGCCGAGTTCGAGGCGATGTACGAAGATTACGAGCGCAAGGGTAAGGGACGCAAGTCGGTGCCTGCACAAAAGATCTGGCAGATGATTCTGGACGCACAGATCCAGACGGGAACGCCGTACTTGTGCTACAAGGACGCCGCGAACGGCAAGTCTAACCAGCAGAATTTGGGCACGATCAAGAGCAGCAATTTGTGCTCCGAAATCATCGAGTACAGCGCGCCCGACGAGACCGCTGTCTGCAACCTCGGCAGTCTTTCTTTGCCCAAGTTTGTGCGCGCCGACGGAACCTACGATTTCGAAAGTCTGCGCAAGTATACGCGCATCCTCGCTCGCAACCTCGACAACATCATTGACCGCAACTATTATCCGACCCCGGAATGCCGCGCCTCCAACATGCGCCACCGTCCCATCGGTATTGGAGTGCAGGGGCTTGCGGATGTCTTTGCCAAGATGAAACTCGCGTGGCAGTCGAAGGCTGCGGAAGAACTGAACATCCGCATTTTTGCAAACATTTACTACGCCGCCATCGAGGAGTCGTGCCACTTGGCAGTAGAGCGCGGTCCGTACTCGTCTTTCCGGGGGTCGCCGGCAGACGTGGGAAACCTCCAACCCCAACTCTGGAATGTTTCTGCTGCTGATAGTGAGCTGGACTGGACGAAACTCCGCGACTCGGTCGTGAAAAACGGTCTTCGCAATTCTCTGTCGATTGCGCTGATGCCCACGGCGTCCACCTCGCAGATTTTGGGGAACAATGAGTGCTTCGAACCGTTTACTTCAAACTTGTACGTCCGCCACGTCTTGGCGGGCGACTTTATCATTGTGAACAAGTACCTCGTGGAAGATCTGATTGCAGCGGGTCTGTGGAATCCCGACATTCGCAACCAAATTATAGCAGAGAACGGCAGCGTCCAAAACATTGCGGGTCTGCCGTCTGAACTGCGTGAGCGGTACAAGACCGCATGGGAGATCCCGATGAAGACCATTATCAACATGTCGGCAGACCGGGCGCCCTACGTGTGCCAGTCGCAGTCGCTCAACCTGTTCGTCGCGGATCCCACGTACGCCCGAATTTCCAGCATGCATATGTACGCCTGGAAGAAGGGACTGAAGACGGGGTGCTACTATTTGCGGACAAAGGCGGTCGCCTCGGCACAAAAGTTCACGGTGGAACCTTCGACGACCCCCGACTGTCTCATGTGCTCCGCGTAAAAATTGTCTTGAGTCAATACAAACAAGAAATGTCTGGTGAATGGTCTTCTGGTTCTGCTCTCCCTCTTTCCGGCGGCAAGCGCAGCCGCTCTCGCCGCAGCCGCCGCGGCGGTCAGGCGCCCGAAGTTATGCCCTCGGGCGGACAAGCCGGCGAAGCGCTCGTGAAGGCGGGTCAGGACGCCAAGTCGATTGGAGGTCAGTCCATGGAGGGCGGTCGCCGCCGCAAGATGACGGCCAAGAAGGTCGTCAAGAAGCTCGCCGTCCTCGCCAAGCAGGCGAAGAAGCTCACGATGCGCCTCAAGAAGATGAAGAAGCATCATTAAGCTGCGGAACAGTCGCCGCCCCGCCGATCTTTGACAGCATCTCAAACAAATCGTCGGTGAACCCGAAATGACACCCGTTCGGTTCCATGCCTTTTGGCGCCTTGCGGGACGACGTCGTCCACGGATGCACAAGGCTCACGATAATCTCCTGCGGAGATAGTTCGATGCACATATGTTCGCGACCGCGAATGAATGTGTTTCCCTCCGCGATTCGGACATCATCCTCAAACCCCTGCTCTTCCCAGAATTTCTTGGTATGGCACAGCGTCGCCTCTGAAACCCGCATACTCTGCGGCAGACGCATCGGCGGAACATTGACGAACGAAATGTAGTTCGTGATGTCGTAGCACGAAATGGTCGTGCAGAACGCTGCTTCCTTTTTGGCGCGCAGCATCATCGAAACTCGAAACAGAATGCTGTTGGGCGGGTAAATATCGTCGTCGTCCATGTGGACAATCACGGGGAATTTGGCGAGACGGCATCCCAGATTGCGCTTCCATGCAATGGTCTTTCCGGCTGTTTCCAAGAAGTGCTTTCCAAATGGAACGGTCTTGACAAACTCTTCGCAGGTATCCTTACCGTCGTCAATCACAATCCACTCGAGTTTATCGGGAGGGTAGCACTGCGAATTGACGCACCCTGCGCAGATCTCCATGAACTTCATGCGGTCGCGTGTGGGTGTAACGATGGTCACGCCGGGCAGGTCGCCCTCGGCGGGCAGCGTGGATTGAACGCTGTAGATGTCGTCTGTCGAGTACTCTTTCAAGAACGACTGCATGCGCGCCGTCCATTCCGCGTGGCGCTTCGTGTAGGCCGTCGCGTTCTTGTCTGACATCGCCTTTCGCTCCTTGAATTTCAGTTCGGTGTAGCGACTGAGGGCGTCCATGACATCGACTTTCTCGGTCTTGGCGATGACGCCGAGGCACTCGGGGTGGTCGACAGTCGTAGAGTTCGGGACCCATACCACGCCTTCGTACCCAAATTCTTTGAAGGGCGCGATCTCGTTGAGCATGAGGACGCACCCGCTGGAGGCTGCTTCGTTGACGGCGTGCCCAAACCCCTCAGCGCCCGAAATGCAGATGGCGAGCCCGCAGTCGTCCACGATCTGATTATATTCGGAGTCTTTCAAAGTGTTCGGATACACCTTGATGTTTGTGAGGTTTTCAGGGACGTCCAACTTCATGCGAGTTGCGTCATAAATAATATGCAGTTCGGGGAGAGCCTTGACTGCATTGGCAGCAGCGCGGAGAAGCGAGTTCTCCTGATGAGCGATGTAGGCGTCCACGATCAACTGGGGATGCCTGTAAATGTTCTTGCCGACGAGGAGCAGAGCCTTGTGGAAATTCTTGGTTTCCGGGATTCCCTTGGCGATCGAAGTCCACCCAATGTACTTGACATTCGGATGTGCTTTCGAAAAGATCTCGTACGCCTCGTGCGTCTTGCACCAGATCTCGTCGATGGCGTGCATGTAAGACGATACCCACGACTTGTACGCCCATTCCTGATTGGGAATCCAGATGTTTCGTGCGGCGTATGTGAAGAGCGACGGACTCAGGACTTCGAAGAAAACATTGATCTCCGCTTGGTCGCACTCGGGTTGAACATGTAGGATCCTCCGGAACTTTACGGTGTCGTCGGCAAGGTGCCACATTCCCTGCAGAATATCAACATCCTGGGCGAGACCTGTCTGATTGCGGTGCGACGATATTAGATTGACCCTCATTATCGTCTCGCGCGTTTCATTGTGCCCTGCATTTGACGAGGCGCGCGTTTCATAGTGCGCGCCCTGGCGTTCATTACGCGGAGGTATTCCTTGCGACTCGGGACAGCGTGGCACGGGTGGAGCGTCACGCCACGGTCTTGAATCCACGTCAGCGGTTGATTCGTCCAACGCCAAAATGCGTCTGCACTTTCAAACTCTACTGCGTTGTCTATATCTGCAGTTTCAGTCACTTTGTCGCATTCCTCGCGTAGGTCGCCGTACCCGTAGTGCGAATCAAAAATTTCCATACAAAATTCGCCGTAAAAGGGTTCGACGCGGCGGGTCGAAGGGTTCCAGACTACAGATTTGACGGGGCGAAACGACTGCCAGGAAGTGTCCCACACAAGCAGTTGATTGCCTTGTATTTTTGTATAGATCTCGCCTTGAAAGCGCACCAGCATATTACTTCACACCGACTTGCCGTTTTCAGAAGCAGAACGCGCAGCAAACCATAGTCCTTTCGCTTTGAAAGCGTCTACCTTTGTTTGGAGACCGACCATCCAGTTTGCGTGGACGAACGCAACATTTGCAGGATCTGCCGCTCTAAATGCTGTCTGAATGCTCTCGTATCTTTGATTGGGTTTAGAAAAATACAGGAGTCCGTTTGGAAATACATGTCGGTCGAAAAGACTCAATGTGAAATTACCCCCTCTCAAGAAAGCAGCCATATATATTTGATCGTTGTGTTCGGGGTTCTCAACCATGAGCATCTTCCGAATCAAAGGCGCGCATTTCGGGAATAGGAGCATGCACCCCGTGCACGGCATATTTATATCGTCCTGCATGGCGATATCACACACCCCTTTCGCCATCTCAATGTAGGGGTTCAGATCTTTTAGAACAACTGTATCCACGTCTAAATACCACACTGTCTTACCTTCTTCGAGAAGTTTGTGAATGACATGGTATCTGAGGAATGAAAGATTGTTAAATACACCTCCTCCAAAATCATGAAATTCTTTAAATTCGTCGCGACCGATCAACTCTGCGGTATACCCATTTGCTTTCAGAACTTCATAGCATTCGCTATCAATAGCATACGCTACGTAGTTTGTCATACCTGTGCGCTTTATGGACTCCAAATGGTTTAGAGTCAGATCGATGCACCCCATGTTGGATACGCTTATAAACACCACGTCTGTAGACATTTATATAAGCTTAAAAGAACGACTTAAACTCTTTCGATTTGGTGCCTACCACATGCGGGTTCGTGGGGCGACCGATGGGGTCGGGGAAGTCCAGCAGTTCGCGCTGGTTGTAGATGTACATGTTAATACTTCCGAGAATGTCCCCTACGCAAAAGTTCAGGACTCGTTCGTCGAGGTCCATGATTTCCTCGCGCTCCTTTCCGGGAACATTGCGGGAGAACTGAAGGTAGTATGCCCGCATGATGGTCTTTAAATCGTCGGGGCGTTGGCGGTCAATGACGTGCTTTCCGCCGCTCCTGTCCCACACGCGGTAGCGAATTTCCTGCTGCAAGTACTCCATGTTTTCATCCGAAAAGAACGCCTGGTTCAGGGCGTTCGGCGTATGCACGCGAATAGTCGCCTGCTGCCTGAACGACGCGCCGTACGCGAGTTTGGGATCTTCGTGGTGCGTGTCAAACAGACGGAACGCCTGCGTGGTCTTTGTTTCCGGATCGCTTCCGTTCGGAACAAACCCGGTGTGTTTGGGGGCATTGGGCACTGCCGTCTCAATGTACATCTGGGCGATCTCTTGGGTTGCATGGGGGTACAGTTCGCCCATCCGCGTATTTCCTGCTGCTGCTGACGACATTCTTATTCACTAGCAGGAATCATTTTCACAATCTTACGTGCATCGGGTTCTTGCGTTATGATCTCAAGAGCAAAGGTCGCTTGAAGATTCTTGTTCAGGATTGGTAAGACATAGTCCTGTGAGAAGGTCTTTGTGTTGGGAATTGATCCGGTCTGAGATGCATAGGAGCGTAGGCATATGTTGCAGGTAGTCAGGGAGAGGGCGGAGAATGTGGAATACACGCTGCCCATATTGGTCGTGGAAATCTTGGGCGCCGCCAAAAAGGAGGTGCCGTAACTCGCGATCGGAAGAACTGTTGTGGTCGCAAAGTCCCCGCCGCAAATGTCCGTCACAATATAGTTGTTTGAGAATGTCTGGAAGAGCCCTCTCAATGTAGGCGTTGCGTTTGAATCCGACGATATCTGTGAGACTGCGGGTAGATAAAACACGACTTCGTCTCCTACGCGCAAATCCTTGCCGTAAAAGACATTGCTGTCGCCGTAGGTCGAATAGGACACAGACGTGTTGGCGACGTAGAACTTGACCTTGCCGAGAGACAGACCCGTCATGATTTGCATCGCGGTGACATTCAGATTGTCGATTTGAGAGTACTGCACGCCTACCTCGTCGACCAACTGAAGATTTGCATTTGAGAGTTCACGCATGGGCGGGTCAAAGGTGTACGACTCGCTCGCCCACGGGTAAAAGTCTGTGTATTGCGACGGGAATGTCCCCGAGGGTTCGTAGATATTGCGGTTCATCTGCGTTAATGTAGCAAAGGATCGTTGGACGGCCTGGGCGCTGCCGTGCTGCCCGCCGTTTAGACTGCCGATGTTCATGAAGGCATAGGATTTGGCGTGAAACGAGTCTGGGTATGCAATAGGCGATCCGGAAAACGCGGAAGGGCTCCAGGGTTGGTTGGCGCGCACGGGCAATGTGGCGCGAATAAGACGAATGCTGCTCACGTTTGAAAAGCGACGAGATGTCGAGTAGTTGTACTGGTTGGCGCCGTAGAGTTTAGGTTGAATGTCGATTCCGAGTTGGGCGCCCCGAGGGTTTGCCGAGTTGTAGGTGGGGTAGTAGTAGACACGGACATTTGCGTCTGTGTACGAGAAGGGTGTTGGTGTGTGAATAAGCGCACCGTTCGAAAGGACAATCTTCCATCCGTACGTAGGTTGGTAGGTTTGCGCCTGGGTAATAAAGTAGGACGGTATAGTTGCCCCCGATGCAGTGTTGAAGGTTTGCTTTGCAATATTGGCGGGCGTTAAGTAGGTATTTCGCACGCCTGCGCCCACAATAAGAGCGTTCGAGGGCGTCTCGTACGCTGCTAGCGGCACGACCACATTGTTGAAATAATAGGGCGTCTGCGGTCCATTCAGGTCAATATTTTGATCCATTCCAAACGAAAAAATGTTTGAATATGCATCGGGTTGAACCGTCCAATCGCGATACCCTGTGTTGATAAGCACGGTGTGTGATTTTGGCAGGGTGTCGGGCGCTTTTTGAAGTGCGAGTTCTTCGTTGTGGTTGCGTGCAAGGTCGGCAACGCTTTCTTGAATGTTTTGAATATCGCCAGCGGGGCTGTATGTGGGTTGACGGGCAACCGCGTCTGCTTCGCCCGCCCGGCGGTTCATGTACATTTGTACGCGCGGATCGTACTCATAGTCATCGCGCGCTTCCGTATCGGTCTGTGCGAGAAGAGACTGGTAGATTGCACGCCCGTTGTCCCCCATGTGTTTGTAGTTATACTTTCAGGGCGCATAAATCCTCCAACCAGAACTCGTTGGGCGCCGTTCTCTCGATCTGGGCGATTTGCTTCTGCAGTTTCTCGAGTTCTGCTTGGTGCTTGGCGATATTCTCGGCAGTCACGCTGCTGAATGGAAGTTTGAGAAGGTCGTCGATGCACTGGAGATCGTGGGACGCCAGGATCGCGCGGCACTGTTCCACGCTTTTCTTGCGGAGATCGATCGCGTCCTCGCACATGAGCGTGAGAAACTTCACCACGCTGGAGTGCCACGGCATCTTGGCGTTCAGTTCAGAGAGAAGGTGCGCTTTGCGTTTGGCGTAGAGATCCAGTCGCGCCCGAGCATAGTCCACGAGGATCTCGTTGGGCGTCGTATATTTCTTGATTGTGCCCGCAGGGTCGAAGGCGTGCATGTTGGTGGTCTTGAGTTTGTCGGTCAGTCCGAGCGTCTTCTCGAGCGCGTCAACCGACAGGGCGTCGTACAAGACAATCTCAAAGTTGACATCCGTATCCGTAGAGGTGTCTGTGTAGTCCTTGACGACCTCCTTCTTCTCGCAGTACGCGTCGAGCATCTGCTTGAACTGCGACGTCCAGTACCCCACCGGCAGATCCGTGACGCGCAATGTTTTCTTTGCAGCATTGTAGTCGTACTTGGCGGTCATAACATAATCTGATCCGACGAGTTCTATGCGCCCCGTGAAACCGCGGTACCACGGAACGAGATTGCACGATTCGAGTTTGGATAGATCCGTTGCATCTCCGAGTAACCACTTCTGCAGCGCATCCTTCAGAACGGCGGGGTTGTAGCAGGGTACGAAGGTCGAGTACCCTGTACCGATACCGCGGCACCCGTTGACGAGCAGCATGGGCAGGACGGGGGCGTACCACTCGGGTTCGACCGACAAACCGTCGTCGTCGCGGTAGTTTAGGACACCCAGATCGTCATGGGGAACGAGGTGCTTGATGTAGGGTTGGAGGTAGGTGAAGATGTAGCGGGAGGCAGCAGAGTCCTTGCCACCTTCGAGGCGTGTTCCGAACTGACCCTTGGGGACCAACCACGACACATTGTTGCTGCCCACGAAATCCTGAGCCATACCAATGATGGTTTCGTTCAGGGACATTTCGCCATGGTGGTACCCTGAGTGCTCGGAAATGTATCCGGCGAGTTGCGCGACCTTGACTTTCTCTGTCAACTTGCGCTTGAGGCAGCCGAAGAGAATCTTGCGCTGCGAGGTTTTCAAACCGTCCATGATGTTGGGAATGGAGCGCTCGAGGTTGTAGTAGGAGAAGTGAATCAAGTCGCGGTGCACAAACTCCTCGTACGGCAGGCGGCGGTCGGCGTGCGGGATGACGATATCGGCAGCAGAATGACCTTGCAACCACACCTTGCGGTCGTCTGCGCGGGCCTTGTTGAACGCCAGATCTACGGCGAGATCGCTGTCGGGCGTGTACGAGAACTCGGTGATGTTCAGGTCCTTGAAGTACTCTTGCGCCTCGTCGCGCGTGGAAGTGCCCAGACCCTTATAGTATTGCACGGTCCATCCTGCGCCGGCGGTCTCCTTCCACCGATCGTACTCGTACTGTGTGTAGAAGGTCTGCGTGACCTTGGACTTGGTCGCCTTGACGATGGGCGTCGCCATGTAGGCAAGGAACCCCGGGATCTTCATGAGATCGTGCCACAGTTCGTGAAATAAGTTTACGAGGAGACCGCGGATGTGAGACCCGTCGTAGTCCTGGTCGGTCATGATGAGGACGCGACCGTACCGCAGACTGGAGAGGTCCTTATAGACTTTGCCCGACTCGAGACCGAGGATTTTCTTGAGTTCTGCAATTTCCTTTGCAAGTTCGACCTTGGAGGCGCTGGAATCCTTCACATTCATGATTTTCCCCCGCAGTGGGAACACGCCGAAAGACTGACGCTGAGTCTTCGTAAGACCGCTGAGAGCCATGGCTTTGGCGGAATCGCCCTCGGTAAGGATGAGGGTGCAGCGGGCGGAGTTGGTGGCGGTGCCGGCCCAAGCAGCATCCTCAAGTTTTGGGATGCCATAGATTTTGCTGTTCTTCTTTCCATCCGACTTTTTGTTATCCTTATCGTCTTTTTCTTTCTGCGACACGATGAGCGTATCCACAAGTTCCAACTTGCTCTGGATCTTCTTCAGAGTCTCTTCGGGCAACTTGCATGTCGAACCGAAGGTGGACGCCTTCGAGGTCAGAGTCTCTTTGGTCTGAGAGTTGAAGGACGGATTCTCGATCTGCGCCGTCACAAACACTGCAAGGTTCTCCCGTACCATCGACGGTTTGACCTTGATCTTCTTCTTGGTCTCCAAATAGTCCACGATGTGCGACACCACCTGGTTCGTAATGTAGTCTACATGCGTTCCACCTTTCGAAGTCCAGATGCCGTTGACGAACGAGACTTGGAGGTGACCATCGATGGGCGTGTCGGCGACGACGACGCTCCACCGCTCGTTGGAGTAGGACACCACAGGTGTGCTCACGAACTCGGTGGCGTAGACGGAGAGATCCTTGCACTTGATGAGCCCGGCGTTCCAGTGGACCTTGACTTCTTTGCCGACCGTCATCGCGAGATCGGTGGCGCGGCGACGGAAGAGACTCTGCATGCCCTCGCTGATCGACTTTAGACCGAAGCGCGCCAGATCGGGCGTCCATATGACGGATACATAGGGTTTCACCTTCGATGCAGCAATCTTGGGCGGGTGCACGACCGTCATGTTGGTCTCCCAGGTCTGCGTGTATTTCTTTGCTGTTTTCGCATCGACGGTCTCCACGGTCAGCGCATTACCGAAGATGTTGGCGAGTTTGACGCCGTACCCGTTCTTGCCGCCCACAAGTTTCTTCTCTTCCTTGTCGTAGTTTGAAGAGGTCAGCAACTCACCAAAGATCAACTGCGGAATCCAGACCTTGTACTCGGCGTGCTCCAGAATATCGATGCCCTCGCCGTCGTTCTTGACCGTTATGGAGGTTTCGTCGACCGTGATGTGAATATTTTTGACGGGGGCGTCGCTGCCCCGCTGGCGCATGCGCACCACCTGGTCGTGCGCGTTCACGACAATTTCGTCAAACAACTTGTAGAGACCTGGGTTGAAATCGGGTATAGATGTCAGCACGAACTTGCCGCCGTCTGCGTCGGATGCGACATACATAGGGTCGGACGGCGCCGTCTCGATCGATCCGACATAGGTATCCGGCAGACTCAAAATGTGCTCGCGGTGCGTGTGCTTCTTGTAGGCGCCCGACATTCTCCTGTATACCTCAAACACCTTCTACGAAAGTCCGGTTCGTTTTACACAGAAAAAAGCATATTCATGTAAATGCCCCCTCGCACGAAAAAGGTGAAGTCTGTGGATGAGAGCGGCGGCAGCGGAGGCGCATCTGCTCCCAAGGCGGACCTTTCGCCACCCCCCGTCATTTTCTTTCTGAAGGTTCGCAAGGACTTTGTTGTGCAATCGGACATGGATACTACAACCGTTCCTGAACCCGAACCCAAAGAGCAGACATCGTATTCGGACGTCCTGCGCGAAACGCATGACTCTGCTGCCGTGCGGTTTGACGAAAGCGTAGTTCATGACCTAATTTCGAAACTGCACCTTATGACCGAGTACCCTCGCGACACTGCGTGTTTCTGGTGCTGCCATTCATTCTCCAACTCTGCATTTGTCGTTCCCACCCGCTACGAGTCGTATACCAACACCTATCATGGCGAAGGACACTTTTGCAGCCCCGAATGCGGGTTGTCCTACATTTACAGCGATTCGAGACTCACCGAATCTGAAAAGTGGTTCCGGCACTCGTTGATTGTCTCTGTCTACGGGAAACTCTACAATTCGGCAGATATTCATCTGGCACCCGACCGACGGGTTCTACGCATGTTTGGGGGAAACCTGGATATTCAGCAGTACCGCCAACTGCTGCGCCACGCAACACGCCCCCTTCAGATCGCGGTGGCGCCGATTCGGCTCTACATGCCCTCGGTCAACACCCAGGCGTCTGCGCGCGATGTAAAGTCGTACGTGTCACTGACGGCAGAAACCGTGCAAAAAGCGTCGCAGCAACTCCGATTGAAGCGCTCGAAACCGGTGCACGAGGGAACATCCACGCTCGACAAGTGTTTGGGGATGAGGTAAAATAGGCCCATGTTGTTTCGGAAGAAGCAATAATGTTGGGTCGTTTCTGGAATCAGAATCCTGTACAAGCTTCTGCTGCTGCTCCTGCTCCACTGCCGCCGCCTATCGAGATGTCGGCAGTCATTGAATGCGAGCGCGGGGTGGCGCCGCAGCAAAAGGGCGGGCAGAGTCCGCCGTTCTTGACGCGCATGGACGCCGTCATTCACTATGTAGCCTGTTCGCCCGCCACCAAGCGCCTCCTTTCGATCGCAAACCATGATTATTTGCCGTTCGAGTTTGATCCCGTACGCGTCGGCGAAGACATATACTTCCGCCTCCTCAAAATCGACGCCGACGAGGGCAGTATCAAAAACATCAAGTTTCAACTGTTTTGCAAGCAGAGCAATATCCGCACCCTCCAGTCCTTCGTCGACAGCTGCAACCAAGACTATGAACGCAAGATGCTCAATAAACTCGGAAACGACCTCTACTATTTCGACCAGGTTGTGGAAGGCAAGAAGAAGCAGCAGCGCACCAACCAGAACCCGCTTCCGTCGGGGTTTCTAGTGTACACAAAGCACAAGTTTTCCACGACGCGGACCTTTGAAAATGTGTACTTTGAAGAGCAACCCGTTGTCAAAAAGCGCGTAGAGTTCTTTTTGGGCAATCGATCGTGGTACGAGCGCAAAGGAATTCCCTACACGCTCGGGTTTCTCTTTCACGGCGCTCCAGGCACAGGGAAAACCTCCGAAATCAAGGCGATCGCTAATGTCGCACGCCGTCATCCCGTGAACATTCAACTGTCGGAAATCAAGACCAAGACGCAACTTCGCCACCTTTTCTTTAGTGACGACATTCATGTCTTTAACGGCAACACCTTAGAAAAGTACACGATTCCGATTTCGGAGCGCGTGTACATTATCGAGGACGCGGACGCCATGGGCGACGTTCTTCTAAATCGAGACTGGAAGAGACCCGAGAAACCCGCGTCTGCGCCGAAAGACCCCTTTTCTCTAGAACTCGACGACGACATTATCAAGGATCCCATCGATCTCGCGTTCTTGCTGAATCTCTTGGACGGCACCCTCGAATCGTCGGGACGCATTGTGGTCTTTACCTCGAATTACCCTGAGCGCTTCGACAAGGCTCTGATTCGCCCGGGCAGGATCGATATGATTATCGAGTTCAAGAAGTGTTCGTCTAAGATTGTGCGCGACATGATTATGGGGTTCTACGACCTTGAAACGCTTGCATGGGATCATCCAGAAATCGACGGAAAGTGGAGCCCTGCCGAGGTCAATCAGATCCTGTTTCGCAATTTCGAAGATTCCACACATGCGATGCGGGAGATTCTAGAACTTACGCCGGGAGTCGATTTTGTGAATAGAGACCAAACAGTGTTGCAACTGCCAGAGATATCCCCATCAGACCAAACCCTATAACGAATATAGAAATGACCCAGCCGGTAGGGTAGTATCCGGATAGAATAGTGCCGAGGACGCCGAGCAAAGGAAGCGCCCACACGACGCGCATGGCGGTAGGGGTCGCAAATCCCATCTTGCGCGTTATTGCGTTCAATGCAACCCATACGAGGGACCACAATAAAATAATGAAGCCAAAGTGGACAAAGTAGTACATGAATCCTCCAAAGTTCTTGACAAAGGGTTTCGGAGGTTCGTCCATCTGCGTGGGCAGCGTATTTTCGTCAGGAGATTCGTCGCTGACGACTGGGTTGTCGGGCGGACCCGTAAACAGACTCATTCGTATTATGTTGTAAACACGACATTTGCTTGACCGTTGGTAACCTTCAGAAAGTTGTAGGATTCAATGTAGACCGTCGAGTTGTACCCCTGATACTGGATGTCGAGGTTTGTGGGTGACGAATACAGCGTGACTACATCACCGGGACTCACGAGGGGGGGAACGCCGGGCGCGGGTGATACCGTGGATCCGACAGGTATGCCGGGTCCGGGATTCGAGTTGAAGGAGGTTTCCTTGAGAACGCAAATAGATGACTGTGTGGTCGAACTCGTCGCCTGGACGGGCGGAACCAGCAGAGTATAGTTAAAGTAGGTCTTGTTGAACATGGACGCATTCACAGTTCCCGAGGGCTGTGTTATGCTGTTGGGGTCGAGGGCGAATGAGTACAAATAAATCCCGGGCATCTGTTCGGTGTCGCCCTTGGAAAACTTGTAGTTCTGAATCTCTCGGAAAAAGTTCACGTTCTTGACAGGGAACCTATCCTTGCCGTCAAACACGAGATTGCCTTCAATCATGATATCCTGCTCATTCATGGCATTGGAGAATCCGTATCCAGAGGTCAAGAACTGCGTCGGGGAAAATATGCTGTTTGCACCGAGCGCGTTTGTAGTCCCGGTTTTCAAATTGAACGCCGTCTTCTTTCCCGAAATCACGGGCGCGTAACGCGTATCTGTCCAGTTCGTATAATTGTCCCAGTCATTGATGAGGGCGCGGTCCACCCGCTGAAAGACTGCAACGACCCGCGTGCACAGGTTGTACATTGGAATCAGGACATTGTTCAAGCCATACTGCTTCTCGCTGCGGACGTATCGTACTTGGTTGATGAGGAAGGTGCGCTCGTTGGCAGCAACGTACGCCCGCTCGGTATCGGTCAAAAAGATGTAGTTTGCTTCAATGTAGGGATCCATGTTCCAGTTAGTAAGGGCGCTATTTATGGGGGTTCCGGATTTGTCGGGGTACGACAGAAAGTTCTGAATTCCCTTGTTTGTGTCTCCGGGTATTCCGAGAATGCGGTTCTTGTAAGGAGCAGTTGTAACGTCATTGATCGTGAATAGGTTGTACATGTTGGTGAGCGTGACGACAAACTCGATTTCGGTGAGGCGCATGCTGATGAGGGGCAGCGACTGGCCGATCTCCTGGCAGAACCAGAAGGGCAGAGGGATCTGGAGTTGGCGACCGCGGATGGAGGGAGCGGGTATCTGATTTGCAGGGTTGGCGATGGCGTGGGGGTACTGGTTCGTCCGGCCCGCACAGTTTGCGGGGTCGTACATGTCGGGCGTATTTCCGACCATCTGGTCAATCACGGCGCGCTTCGAGACATCATCTTGCAAATAACTCAGAAGCTTCACCCATTCACCGGTCATGGTCACCATCGTGGTGCCATTAAAATTGATCGCAAGTTCCTGAATCATGTTGAATCCGAGGTTCTTGTTCCATGCGAATTCGTAGGGTACTCCGAACGGCACGGTCGCATTTTGATTTGCTGCGGCGGGTTGAGTAAGGGGCGACCATATGTCGGGAAGGGTGAGACAAAGGTAGCAGTCGTGCAGCAAATCAGCGTAGTTGGGAACCTTGAAGCGAAAGGTCCGCGTTCCCGCCTGCGACAGTCCGGTGTCGGTCATGTTCCGCGGTTCCAGGCGGAAATGCTCCATCGCAAAGTTCGTGGTGCGCTTGTAGAGTTTCGTAAAGTAGGACATGGACGGATTGCCGTTAATAAGAACGTTTTGCGCCCCAAAGGCAGTCAGTTGCATGAGTCCCCCAGGCATATTATGTATATGCTATGAATAATGTATAGTCCGTTGCCGTATATCATAATTTTCACGCTCATTGCGTTCGTGGTCATACACGCATACATGAGCATGCGGTACGGGTACGACTGGATTGGAAACGCCACCCGCAAAATGATGGTCCGGAGCGGAATGACGCGCTCCTCGTCGGTGACAGAACTCTACAACATTCCGAGCGTTCCCTACATGGACCGCTTCGAAGCGTTCACAAAGATCCCGAAAATGAAGGAGAACGCTTTCTAACGCCGAATCGCCTTCAGAATAACCTCAACCTGTGACCGCGCGCGCTTCGGCAAATTCACGTGTGCGATCCGCCCATAGACTTTGAACGATACCGTGCCGTTCCAGGGCGTTCCGTCGGCAATGTAGGGGTCAAATCTGGACTTGAGTTCTTGCACCTCAGGGGATTCGTAGGGAATACCAAATTCTTTCGTGAGTTTTTGCAGGACTGCAATGCACTCACGAAGGCGGTCTGCTTTGGGTTTATCTTCGCTCATTTGTTCTTACGTAGGATTCCACTGGTTAAACCCGGGCGCGACCTTTTCGGGGCGCTGCTGAAACCCCCTGAAGTTTGTCACACCTGTGCGCATGATGTTGGGGATTGCAAATACATTGGCGCCCAAAAAGGTCGTGTATGTCGACGAATATGCGCGCTTCTGGTCGGCAGTGTTCGAGGTGTAATACGCCGCGTTCGCCATGCGCTTCTGGTACTCGGTGACTTCCGACGCACTCTTGAACTTGATGGCGAAGATGACGTTGGAGTTGTCCGTAAACTTTGCTGCTACGTTTGCCATCCGGTATTATATTTAGACATTCGAAAAATACTAAGGTAAGCATGGCACCTCTTCGTTTTCTGTTGGTGAGCACGCACACCGAGCAGGTAACGGGGTACTCGAAGGTATCGCACAATCTGCTGAAGCAACTCGCGACGCTTCATCCGATTGTCAAGGTTTTTCATTTCGGGTTTCAGCGCTCGCCGGCGCGCACGCAAACCCCGATGCGCGCACTGCAGAATGTCATTCAGTACGATGCTGCGGCCAACGAGGATCCGCGCGAACAGGGGTTCGGTTTCAACAAGTTCAAGGAGTATGTCGATACTGTCACCCCCAACGTCATCATGATCTACAACGACCCCATCGTCGTCAACCAGTTTCTGAATGCTATCAAGGATGTGCCCAAGACCTACAAGATCTGGGTCTATCTCGACCAAGTGTATGAGGGTGCCGACATGGGCCTGCTGCGCAATATCGAGAACACCGCGGACCGCATTCTGTGCTTTACCGAGTCGTGGAAGGCGCACCTCAAGACGCGCCTGACGACCGCGACCCTGCCGATCGATGTTCTCGAGCATGGTGTGGATACGCTAGTCTTTAAACCGGGGTCGGACGGCGAGCGTATGGCGATCCGCAAGCAACTGAATCTCGGCATGGATGCCAAAGTCATTCTGAACATTAACCGCAACAGCCAGCGAAAGCGCCTGGATCTTTCGATCATGGCGTTCGTGCGCCTCCTCAAGAAGAACCCTGCTGTTCCGCTCTACATGGTCTTTATCACGTCTGTCAAGCAGGAGGGCGGTGCGTATTACAACCCTCTGCAGATTTACCTGAATGAACTCGAGAAGCACGGTCTGGAGGCGCCCACCTACGGCACGCGCCTCTTGACGATTGATACGACGCCTCCATCGACCTACTACAACGACGACACAATCAATCAGCTGTACAACGCCTGCGACATCGGGATCAACACGTCGAACGGCGAGGGGTTCGGTCTCTGCCAGTTGGAGCATCTCGCGACGGGCGCGCCGCAGGTGGTTCTGGATCTGGGAGGGTACCGTGCGTTCATGAACGAGGAGGTGGGCGTGTTTGCTCCGATTACTTCGTACGAGTACATGCAGCAGGGTGCGGGCGTGGGTCTCATCGAGCACACCTCAACGCCCGAGTTGGTGTGCGAGGCGCTCGAGAAGGCGCTGGCGATGGTCGGGCCGGACCGCGTCGCAGACACACGGGAAAAGTGCGTCAAGGTCGCCAAGAGTCGCCCGTGGTCCAAGATCTGCGATTCGTTCTTGGAGTCGATCATTCAGACGAAATGCCCGTAAAGAACCGGATGCTCGTCGGAGTCAGTGTTCCGATACGCAGCAGACGGTTGGCGTCGCCAAACGCGGGTTCGTCGAAGACGTCCTTGGTATCGGGGTCGATTAAAAAGACAATGTCCTTGATTTTCACACGCTGCAGACGGCGGGAGCGCTTGATGATGTTGCGCATATAATTTTCATCGCGGTCGTCGTCTTTCATGTTGGGGTTGTAGGCGAGATCTTCGCCCTTTACGCTCGAATCAAAGCGCAAGCATTGGAGTACAGGTTTTTCGCGACTATGAAGTTTACGATGAATTTCACAGTCGACGGCGGCTTGCTTAATGAGTTTGGTGATGCCTTCCGTAATCTTGCCCTTTTCGTACGAGACTTCGTAGAGGAACTCGTCGCTGGACAGGAAGGCTTCGGGTGCACGCGCGCCTTCTTCCCCGGGCGGCGCGTCGTAGCGCTTGGGGCGCGTGTCTGCGCGGCGGATAGGGACAACGTTGAATGCAGTGACGGATGTTGCTTGCTCCTTTGAAAACACCGAGAGGTAGAAGGAGATGCGAATCGTGCGTTCTTCTTGGGGGATGGTCTGGTCGACGAAAGTGCTGCCGGACTGCAGGACTTGGCGAGTGGCGTGGGAACAGAGTCGAATGCCGCGACCGATGACCTGATCGTGGCGCGCGGGGTTCCAGTGGGGTTCCGTCATGTGCAGGCGGCGCACATTTTTCAAGTTAATACCTTCGGCACCAGACGAGGTCGCCATCAGAATGCAGAGGATGTGCTTGCCTCCCCTTGCCATCATGCTTTCGAACAGTGAGGTTGCGTGCTCGGGGTACTTTGACTGAATAGACTTGTAGTCTTCGTTAAAGATGCACCGCACGAGTTCTTTTTCGATGGGATCGTCGTCGCCGGTGTACATTGCGTACGCGGGTTTGGCGGGGTCCATGTCTGGACTTTCCGAATACTTTCCACCCTTGTACTGGAACCTGTAGCGCTGGTAGCCGTTGGCATCGAGAATTGCAGAGAGAATGCCGAGACCTTCAAGTTCCTTGTACTGCGAGTAAATGAACTGGTTGTTGAACCCTTCCTCCTTGATGTTGGCGAACATTTTGCGCATCTTGGGCGAATAGATGGCAAGTCCGGCGTCGCGGAGGTACTTGTCAGGGTTGGCGCGCAACCTGTCGAGAATGACCGATTTGTCTGCTTCCTTATTTTCGTCCTGAATATCGTCTCCCGACATCAACTTGCGCAGGTCGAGCGGGACGGCGTAGTTGCACACGAGGCGGGAAAGCACGCGGTAGTACGAAAAGTCGTCATTGAGTCCTCCGCTGCTCGACTTCTTGCTTTCTGCCTGAATTTCCATCCATCGGCGCTCGAGGTAGATATTAAACTGCTCGTCGGACATCTCGATCTTTTCGAGCATCTTGTTGTCTTCGATGCGCTTGGGAAGCATGCGCTCGTCGCTGCCCTTGTAGTACGACACCAGACCCTGAATGCGCTTCTGAAACAGAAGAGAATTCTTTACGTTCAGGCCGTCGACAAAGGTGTTCATGAACTCGGCAAAGTTGGTGGGCAGGCACTCGAGGTACTCGATATTGACGTATTCGCGCGAACCGATCACGCCGCCGGGAAAGATGGTGGGAAAGGTGGGTCGGACGCTGGAATCGATCCAGTCCTTTGCGTTCTTGTATTCTAAGGTTTCATCGTACTTGACGGCAATGCGGTCGCCTTTCGAACCATAAATTGAGCGAAAGTGGGGAGGGTTGCGGACGACTTGAACGGTCCGCTTAACGCTGTTGAACTCGACGCTGTCCACTTCGGGCATCTTTTGAAAGTAGGTCTTCATGCCCGCTTCGTCCCACGTCGGCATTTCTTTGATGGGTATGACGATGCGCTCGATAGGACCGCGCAGCAAGTTCATGAAGTAGGCGATCTCGTTGGGTCGGTTGATGACGGGTGTTCCCGACAGCATGACAACCTTGCAGTCTTTCGCATAATAGATGGCATCGTACAATCGCTTGCCGATTTCAGAGTTTCCGATGACGCGCGAGATAAGATTGTGCGCTTCGTCGATGATGACTACGGAATTGTCGAACTTTGTGGACATTTTCACATCGTCTTCTGGAATGAGAACTTTGACGCTTTCTTTGGTGAGACCATTGTAGTTGATGAAGGTGTAGCGAGTGTCGATGATGGCGGAAATCTGTGCGTCGATTCCGCGGCGCACATCGAGCGGCAGGGTGTTGTAGTTGGACTCTCTGCCCGGAACCGTCACAAAGTAGCGCCCTTGCTTCCGCAAAAAGTCGTCGGGGATCTGCATGGCGAGCGCGGGTCCCTTGTCGGCGCGGTTGTTGATGATGCGCGTCTCCCAGAAATTGTTGTTCATGTAGATCGGGTTGCCGCAGGTACGGAGTTCCTGCCGAAAGTTTTCCTGAAGCGAGGCGGGAAGCATTACAAAGATCTTTTTGTTGTTGAGCAGAGATTCGGCGACTCCGATCGAGGAGCAAGTCTTGCCGCTGCCGAGACCGTGGTAGACGAGAAGACCACGGTAGGGCGATTCGAGCATCAGGTAGTCGCGCACGAGTTTCTGGTAGGGTAAGAGTTCGCGATTTGCGGCCGAACTGCGGTTGAGACATACGTCGACGCCCTCGTCATCGTCTGTCGATTTGTTGAGGGTTCTATATTTCAAGTAAATGCGGGCAATGTAGTCCGCAAACGCTTTGCGGTTCGGCAGAGCGAACGCTTCGCCGGAGGCAGCCATTGTATCGAGACCTTAAATAAAATGCGCAGGGTATACAATGTATTCGCTGGACGGGGATCCGCGCATGTGGATGATTACGATCTACCTCTTTATGGTCTCTGCTCTTCTCTACTTCAAACCTCCGTTGATTTTTGAAGAAGGGCGCGTTCGAGACTTTGGGACGGGCAAAAAAGGTTCGACGGTCTTTCCTCTGTGGTGGTGGATCTTTATCCTCGCGGTTGTTTCGTACCTCATTGTGCACAACTTTATGGAATAAGTTGAGCAACGGGGGTTGACTGTTCTGCCGCCTTGACCTTGGCAGCAGCGTCCTTCGCCGCCTGCTGTACCGCAAGTTTACGACGGAACTCCTGCGCCTCGTCGAGCGACGCGACGCAAATGTTCTGAATTGAGTTTGCTGAAAGAGAAAATATGCCCGCGAGCGCGGCGAGGGCGACGACGTAGCCTATCGAAATCCAGGGAGACCCGAAAATGTCGTCAAACATGCGGCGGAACACGCCGAGAACGCGCACGATGTAAAAGGCGAAGGTAGGGTACGCCGCCCAGATTGCTGCGTACTTGATGGACTTTTCGGTGTCCATCTTTTGGCAACTGCCGAACGCGAATGCAAACGATAGACCGACGCCCACGCCCAAAAAGAGTCCGTAGACTACGAACCCTGCGACGAGAACGTAGAGCGCCTCGGAAAACGATCCTATAGCAAAGAGCCACTCCAACCAGGTTCGAGGAATTGCTGCTTTAATTGCCGCTTCCATTATTATTCATGCGGAAGACGAACTTCAAAGGTTTGTACAATGTTCGCGAGGTCGTGAATAACTGCTCCCCGCTGGACATACTGCGGTCGGGTCAACTTCAGGCAGTCGTCCAAGGATTTCCACTCGATTGCCGAGATCTCTTGGCGTTGAGAGAAGGTGAACTTTTGCGTTATGTCGTGCGGTTTTGTGAGCACTGCGACAAAGTACTTGTGGCGGTAGGGAATGCCGTTCGTGCCGTTGAAGGTTTCCTCGAGCTGCAGACCCGACACAATGCAATACTCGGATCTGAGAATATTGGTTTCTTCCCAGAATTCGCGCTCGGCGCAGCCCTGGTCGGTTTCGCACTTTAGGCGACGGCCTTTCGGAAACCCCCACTCGGGTTCGGTGTAGTTGCTCGTGGCGTGTTCGACAACGGTGCGGACGGCTCGGAACTTTTCGCAGGCGGTGTGGAATTCCTGCTCTCGGCGCTCGATGATGCTGTTGCCCCACAATTTCGCCCAAATGGACTCGAATTCTTCGCCATTAAGTCGGGCGATTTCGTCGCGGGTCATGTTGCTTAAAAGAGTCTTGACATAATCAAGTTTGGCGGGGTCGTACTTTCCACGGACGAACTCGGCGAAGGACATGCTGTCCTTGCGGCGCACCATGAGAACCTCTATGTTTGCGGCAGCAGTGGGCAGTGTGGTGGGTTTGCCGGTGATTGTTCGGTTGCGCAGCAGGAGGATGCCGCAGGATAAGACGGGTTCTTTGCATTCTCGAAAGGGGTGTCCGCGCTGACCGCAGTTGTTGCAGAAGATTGTCGTCGATGCGTTCATACAGTTACAGTTATCTTGGAGTACGCCTTTGTCTTTCCGTTTTTACCTACATACTAATAATGAGCAGCACAACTACGCCTGCTGCTGCTGCTTCCTCCTCTTCTACAACCACCACTACTGCTTCTTCGTCTTCATCATCGGGTCCCGCGCCGGTCGATGCAACTTCGACCAACTACATGGCGGGTTTCAATGCGGGTCAGTCGGCAGCTGCAGCAGCTGCAGCAGCATCGGCAGCAAAATCAGGTTCGTCTCCAGGTATTGTTCTGGCGCAGGATACTCGGACCGGTCTCATTGTCACGGGCGTTGTCACGGGTATTATCGTGCTCTTTTTGGCATACTACTACCTTATCCGCCGCAGTGCGGATATGGCATTGGCGTCACGCATAACCTCCTTCATAACATACTCGATCATTGTATCACTACTGACGTTTGGGTCGTTTTTCATATACGAGGGCGTCACGGGCGACAAGGCGTCCTCCGGAAACCTCGCGAAGAAACCGATCGACAGCAGCACGGCGGCGACCATTCCTGCAGCATCTACGCCTGCGCAGGCGGGCGTGAACGGCGGAAATTATGGTATTCAGTGGTGGATGTACATCAAGGACTGGGACACCAAGTTCGGGCAGGAAAAGACTGTCATCACGCGGGGATCGACGGGCAGTCTGAACCCGTACATCTACCTGCACCCGACTGACAACTCGCTCTTAGTGAAGATTGATTACCACCAGAGCTCGGGAACTGCGGCAGCAGCGTCCGGCGATGTCTTCACCTGCGAACTTAAGAATGTCCCTCTGCAGACCTGGTTTTGCGTAGGTGTTTCGGTCAGCGGGCGCAACGTGGACATCTACCGCGACGGCAAACTTTTGCGTTCCTGCCTCCTGCCGGGTGTGCCCATGACACCCACGGGCGATCTTGGAATCATGAGCAACGGAGGGTTCTCGGGCAACGTCATTGACGTGTTCAGTTACGCGCGCGCACTCACTCCGTCGGACGCGCAGAACTTTTTCAATGCCGGAACATCAGGAACGTCCTACACTCCCAACTCTCTGCCGTCGAGACCCTTCTTCGGGTACAGCGTGAATGTCGGTGTAACCGATCGCGCAGGCAATGTTACGAAACTTTTCTAGGCGTGTTCTAAATAATGGAAATCAGAACTATACTCATAACGCTGATGACTATCGTCATCGTCGGTATCATTCTGCTTCTGGTCTACGAGTTTGCGTATTCAAGCAATATCATGTCTTCAAATCCGGTTGCACCTGTAAAAACGAGCGTACCCCTGATTGACGCCCTGCACAACGGGCGCGACTACCTCAAGATTGACACTGTATTGCCGCAGTCAAAGAACGAGGATACGGGCATAGAGTTCTCGTTTGCTGCTTCGGTATATGTAGACGACTACGACTGGGATGCGAGCGCTGCTGCCCCGATCATTTTTGTCAAGGGATCTTCGGACCTGTCGAGGCAGTCACCGTCCGTGACTCTGCGCAAGAACCGCAACGAGATTCATATTGTGCAAGATACCTATAACTCCACGAAACCGGGCGTGGTCGTCATTCGCAACCTGCCCGCCAGCAAAATCATTAGCCTCGCCATAACCGTCCAACAGCAGTCTATGGATGTCTACGTCAACGGAACGCTGCATACACACTTGACGCTGGCCGCGCTGCCCATGCAAAACACGGGATCGGTCTTGGTCGCCGGAAATAACGGGTGGAACGGCGCGATCGGAAATTTCACATACTACAACTACGCCCTTTCCTACGCCGAAATCCAGGCGCTGAACAATACGCGCCCGCAGCGCGATCCCCGAGACATTCCTGCGTCTGGATCCTTCTTTGGAACAGAATGGTGGGTGCGACCGATCTGAGTTTTATATGGGTATAGTATAAATGCTATTCAAGAGCGTCCTCGCTATCGGGTGCTTTTTGAGTACGGCGCTTGGCGGGATTGGTCCGCAGGCGCTGTACAACCTCCTGAACGGTCAGACGTTCAACCCTCCTGGATACACGATTGTAATGTACCAATCGTGTATGCAGAACCAAAACGCAGGAAACCCGTGCGGCTCCTTCTCGACGTTCGAGTCGGCGAACGGCGTGTATACGACCCAGCTGTACGGGCCCCAAGCCCCGGTTTCGCCGACCTGCAGCCGCACGTTCCGGCTAGCGGTGGCGTGCGGTGCAACGATGAGCATGAGCGGCGTAAATGAGAACCCGACGTGCGTCTACTCGGCGACGCTCACTCTGCCCG